ATGATTAAGGTATCAATCAAGCTAGATAAAAGACGGCGCTTGAATAGCGGTAAGTTTCCGCTCAAATTCAAGGTCGCAAGAAAAGATAGTGCCATTTATATTCCGACAGGCTATGAGCTGAAAGAAGATGAATGGGATGCGAAAAATGAAAAGGTGAAGGGATTGCCCGAGCAGCGAGTAATCAATATGAAGCTGATGAAAAGGCTTTCCCTTCTCAATGATAAGATAGTGCAGTTGCAAGAAGAAGGCAAACTGCGCTACTTCTCTAACAAGAAGCTTTCGCTCTACTTATCCAATGATGAGGATGAGCAAGAATATAAGAATCATCTTTTCAAAACTCAGATGGATGCTTTCCTTGCGACTAAGGATAATGAAGGCACAAAGTTGGTCTATACAACGACTGCAAGCAAAATCAGCAACTATTGCGACTATGAATCTTTAAGGTTGGAGGATATAGATATTGAATGGCTTGATGGATTTGTTGAATCCTTAAAAAAGGATAAGAATACAAAGAATACCATTGCTGTAAGGTTAAGGGGTATTCGGGCGGTGCTAAACTTCGCAAGAAAGAAAGGTCTATTGAAGGAATACGTATTCAATATGTATTCAATCAAAATGGAAGAGACCAAGAAACGCTCATTGACGGTTGAGGAACTAAGAAAGCTGCATGATGCGAAGCTTACTCCGCTTCGTGCTAGGCATAGGGATATTTTCTTCCTTATCTTCTATCTCATGGGCATTAATCTCATTGACCTCTCTAGGATAGTGAAGATTGAAAACGGAAGGATAACCTATAGAAGAGCAAAGACGGGTACATTATATAATATAAAGGTAGAACCAGAAGCCCTCGAAATTATCGAAAAATATAGGGGTAAAGAACACCTTCTAAGCGTATTCGATAGAAAGAGCTCTTATCGCTATTACGATGTATCAATCAACAAAATGCTATCTAAGATTTGCAATAGCATCGGTATTCCCGAAGTCAGTACGTATTGGGCAAGACATACCTTTGCCACTATTGCTTATGAAATCGGTATCAGTATGGACGTTATCGCTGACTGCCTTGGGCACAAGAGTAGCCACAGAATAACCTCTATATACGTGCGCAAAGACCAACAACTGATTGATGAAGCCAACCGAAGAGTTATTGATTATGTTCTATATAACAAGAAGGGGTAGAGCTTTCGCCCTACCCTTTCTTATTGTTTTCTACTAATGTTTTATCACTTCCAAATACTTCAATTTTGCGAATCGGTATGAGTGATATATGTCACAAAGATTTTTCACTTTTGAAGTGAAGCACAAAATGCAGCCTGTATAATCATCAAATCCTAAGATGATATACTTATCTTCAATATACCCTGCCACGTATGCGCCAATATCCTTTCCTTTGTAAAGAACTCGCTCACCTATATGAGCATTAAAAAATTCTTTATTTGTCATACGCTATCGCTATTTTAGTTCATCAAAGTCAAACCACTCAATCTTATCGTAGCACTCGTACAGAACTTCTATACGCTGTGTTCCGTCTCCTCTAGTAACAACCCACACATCATCACTCATCGCTCCGTAGTGAAGAGCCGTAGGATTTACGCCACCTCCACTATATCGGAACATTACCCATTTTCTTAATGGTGGCTTCTCTTCCTTTAGGTCGTGCCATAATGATACGGTATTCACGTAAGGAACGTTTTCCGTATCACAATCGGTAACACCAACCTTTTCTGTACTGAACGTTACTCCGTTAAGCTCATTGTAATCTACCTCATCTTCATTGCTACAGATATTGAGGTAAATCTTCTTTGGTAAATTCTTTACTTTCATATCACTTAAATTTAATGATAAAAAACTCAGTATCAAGCCACTTGTCGGGACATAAGCCTTTTTGCGGCTTACCGATGGTGATACTCTCAATCTCCTTCTCAATTCGTGGGCTATCCTTGCGGTAGCCGTTGATGAAGAGGACGTGAGTGTATGGCTTTGACACAATTCTATATGCGTCAATATATCCTTTAAGTAAATCCGTACGTCCTGCTAAACTTGAAGCTAAATATTGCACATCAATAATATTGCTATTATTTTGAAATAATCGTGCTACCCAATATGGTTTAATAACTCGATATTCTTCCGTCTTTTGACCAGATACAATCATTGAATACCACAGTTCTGCAAGATGAACTGTTAAAACTTTCTTTTCCATACGCTACTTATTTTTGTCTCCAAATAATACATGTTTTCGGTAAGGGAAGAAATAACAACGTTCTCCTGGACACCATCAACTAGGAGCATCCTTCATACATCTACGACATAATGCTATATTCTTCTCAGCCTTTTTGTTGTCACGTTCAAACTTTCTTCGTTCTCTTCTTGAAAGAGGAGGATAAGGATTAGGATTAGTATCTTCCTTAAATACCTTGGTTGCTAAAACATTCAGTCTTTGAGCAATCATTTCTAATAATTTGTCTATCATACGCTACTCCTCCTTATCGAATTTATTGCCAACAACTTTTGCGTAAGTTACATTGCCCGAATCACCTATACATTCATGAAGAGGAATACCTGTATAATGACCTTCCTTTCGTGCCAAGAATGTGCCTTCACCAAAAATAACAACATACTTAATATAGTAATAATCAGCATCCTGTAGAATATCACCTTCCCAAATCTCATTGCCTTCATAATCTTTCAGTCCTGTAAACTGGCAGACGGTAGAAGGGTCAACCTCGTAAGTAACATTTCGGTTCAACATACTTTCTTTCTGACGGTTCTCGATGATGTATGTATTGCCATTTTCTTCATAAAAATAGCCTTCACACCATTCTCCATTATCAAGACGTTTAGCCTTGAATTTGATTTCTCTTTTCATAAGTTATTTCTTTTCCCAATATTTACCAATTAAATAACCTATGACTCCACCCATAAAAGCTATAGATAAAATTGATAGGATAAGCATAACATAAAATGCAGACATAACTATTTCTCCTTTTTGTTATTAACACGCATCATAAATGTTAATGCGAAATTATTAAAATCGAATCTGTTTCCAACTGTACCATGAAAGCGATACTTAATGAAGCACTTCTTGCACTCACATACCATCATATAGCCATAAGGAGTATCACACCATCCGATGATGTTTCTTGCATCATCGTAACAGCTTTTGTTATCACAATTCTCATTAGGGCAATTAAGCCCTTCACTATACTCTATAGACTCCCAATTACTAATCTTCGTCGGGAGCATTTCTTCCATTAAGCTTTTATCTGCCATACCTATTCTTCTTTTACGCCAAATGGAAGCCCATCAGCAAAGGTTAATATTCTGTTTGCTTCGTCAAAATCAAACTTTGAACCTCTTTGGTTATAAAGAATAACACCGCCAAAAGAATCTACTTCACCTATAAGTATTTTATCTTCATTATGCTTAATCGCCCATCCGAAAGGCTCATGTTCCTTCATTTCTGCCCAGCACTCTTCTGCATTCTTAAATGGGCGGAACTTTTGTTCTGGCTTAATGCGATACTCTGTATTATTCCAAAACTCAATCTCTTTCATTTCCGTCCAATCATTCGGAACATCTGTACCTTCTATGGCACTTGGTTTTGTTCTACACTCAATTACCTTTCCTTCTGCAAAAGCTTGCATGATAGGATAAAATTCTTTAGCTTGATTTCTGTTCATACTCAATCCTCCAACTCTTTAAGTGCTCCTTCCAAGTAACCAACAATCATTTTTTCTTCAAATTTTGAATAATAGTTGCCATTCATATAACGAATAGTCTTTTCAATAGCTGATTTTATTTTTTCTTTGTTCATTGCTTATCCTCCTTTGCTTTTTTGAGATAAAATCCTCTCCAATCTTCAAAAGTCCAATCTCTTGTGTTATGAATAAGATTGAAAACTTCCGTATCTTTCTCTAACTGGAGTAACAGCCAAGCGTAATCTTCATATCGCTGTCTTAGCAATCTTTTGCGACACAATCTTACATGCTTGTATAACTTATAATCAGCGGTTGCAGCATCAAAGATTATTTTACCTACTATTGCTAACAGATAAGCAGATATAACACCTAATGCAATCCAACCTAATATTGTAATTACTAAGTCCATATTCTCTTCTTTTTACCCTCTCCTGTAAAAGGGAGAGGGTGGTTAGTTACTCTGTTACTTTCTCTAAGGAAAAATAATCAACTCCCCAAGCTTCGTTTGCGTATTGATAAGGTTCTCCGTTTTTCTTTATTTTTCGGATAAGAAAATGAACCTTGATTTCATTCTTGCCAAGAGATATGGCATCTTTTAGACGTTCTATGATAAAGATATTGCCATCCTTATCTTTCACCTTGTCACCTTTCTGAAAAGGTAATTGACTTAGAAAGTCGTTCATTATATCATTCTTCTTTTTGCGAAGCTCTGATATTTGCGAATCTGCCATCTTTAAACAACCTTCTACATTCTGTAATTCGTTGTATAATTCTATATTTGTCATATTACTTCTATTTATGCCCGAAGGCGGTTAAACATTAATGTTAATAAATATTTTTATCACCTAAATCTTTTAATGCTATATCCTTACACTTTTGGCAAAGAAATTTGTTTCCCATGCCTTTGTCAAAACACGCTAAAGAAATAAAATCTTCTGGATGGAATTTGTGCCCACAGCAGAAGCAAGTCTTTTGTACTGACAGATTAGCACTCTCACGCAACTCTTTAAAATGTGCAAACGTTCCAAAGAAGTGTCCTTTTTTACATCCTATCGCTTTATAGACTTTCTTTGTTATTTTTACTACTTCCATACCTATACCTCCATTTCTGAGTTAAGTCCTAGACCGAAGAGAAGGTGCTGAAGTTGATGAACATACTTAATGTATGCAATTTGTGTACATACATGGTTGTTAGCAAACGGATATACATCAAACTCATCACCGATACCTTTTTCTATGTAGATAGGAAAATATCCATATTCTTCAATATCGGGTTTTGTGTATACCCAATGACTATTACTTATTCCTCTGCTCATCACTTCTTTCACCCATCCGTTCTTCTCTAGAATCTCTGTAGTAAGAGGAATATCCTTGGCGAACTCTTTACATAAAGTACCACTAATATCATCACTAACAGCTTTAAAGCAATAACCATACTTAGAAGTATTGGTTATCTCTGCTATAAATTCGAGACCTCCAACCTTGTATTTTACCAAGTCACCAATAATATATTTCTGTGCCATACGCTTTAATCTTTGTTATTAATGAAATCCTCATACTCGCCTATCGTGACTTCCTTGAAATCGGAGTTGCATTTCTCTGCTCGGATGCCATCATCGAAGAAGGCAAAAATGCGGTCTTTGCAGCGGAGAAGCTGAGTGATGGAGATAGAGTTACCTTGAGAACCCCCTATGCTCAACTCCTTCAATATCTTGAAATGATTGGTTACAGCTTTATAGGAGACAAGTACGGCGGCGATAGCCTTACCCTGCTTGTATCGCTTGTTAGGCGCTACGCCAACGTAACGACCATCATTAAACAACTGGCTATCTACCTCTCGCCATACCTTCTTATCCAGCATTTCATATTGCGCAGTCGGCAACCAGATGGCGGTTATCTCATACTCTCGCAGCAGACTGCGGTTAGGTTGATAACCTTGCCACTTTTCAAACTCGAAGCCTACGGCTTCTTCCACTCTTTTAATGTAGGCTTGATACTCTTTTTCTTCAGCTTCGAGAATGCCTTTAATGTATTCGTAAGCCTTACTTCCCTGTTTTGCTTCGTACAACATACGCTTTATATTTAAACTTTAATACATGAATGAACTCATAGATGATGCATCATTGAAGCATTCCTCTACTTCATCCTCTCCATACAAACCACTCATAGGGTCATTATAATCACTTTCTGACATAACTCTTTGAAGACTACTCAAAGAGTCATAATTACCTTTTCTAGGGGCACTAGCAGGTATTTGGTCATACTCTTTGTTATCATACCTTTCTCGGAAGATTTTAACAAGCTTATGGTCGCTATACCCTTTTAGTATGCCAAAGAAGCCTTCACGAGAAACAAAAGGTGTCTTTATACCTTTATCTTTGATATGCTTCTTTAAGTCTTCCTTATTGTACACGAAATTAGTCGAACCTTCGGCTTTTGCCTTTGCTACGGCATCAAAGCATTCTTGCTCTAGCTCATTCAACTTGAACTGGGTATTCTCTAGTAGCCAAAGGATATAACCTGTATGGGCTATAGCGATACCACAGATTTCTTTTCCTTTGTACTTACCGAACCTAAACTTTCTAAACTCCATACGCTTTACTCCTTTACTTCTTTAAAGATTACATTCTTGTGGTCTGAGCGTTCTTTGATGCTACAAGGGTATTGTTGCCATACTTCGCAAAACTTTTTGCTATCAAAGAAACAACCTTTACAAGATTCTTTATCAGTCTCTGTAACTTCAAGAGTTACTCTTTCTCCAACTTTAAGCTCTTTCATACGCCTAGTCTTTTATATATTCATTTACTTCGCCCAAAACCTTTGTCAACAGGTTCTTTAGAATCTTCAATTCATCATTCGAATATGTAGCTATTGGATAACCATCAAGGGTAATATCACCATAACTACGACTTATCTTTAATGAGTGTTTATTCTTTTTCATTTTCTTTGCCTTTTACAATATTGTACACTTGTTTTAACTCATCTGTTGATAAGCGTTTGAAATCAAAAGAACTGATAGAGTAGATGAGTGTCTTACGAAGATTCTCTTCTTTAACATCTGATATTTCCTTTTCTGTAGGAACAGATATACTTTTCCTATCCCAGCTATCGCTACCACATTGCCAGCCCGAATCTCTTCTAAATCTAGCGTTATTAGCAATAATTTGAGTCTTTGTCACTTTATCAACCTTGGCGATACGTCTGTAATACCTACTTGTAATTAGTACATCATCACCAACAACCAAATCTTTAATCTCTTTCATTTTCTACCTCGCTTTCTATTTAAAAGTTTCTGACCATATTCCTTTGGAGAAGTTGTTGTGTTGACTACAAAATTATCAGGAAACTTTGGTGCCATTTGGTAAAGGTAATAACCATCAATATCACGATACATCATTACTCACCTCCTTCCTTTGGAAACAAATCATCAATATAAAGCCAACGAGTAACAGCATGTGATACAGAAAACTCCTTCCAATCTGTGTTTTGTCTCAATAGCATAGGTAGTACACCAGACTCACTTGCTCTTGTCATTCCTAGGATATAAGTTCTTTGTGTTTCACGTTTTGGCTCTTCCTCAGCAGAATGCCATAAATCATTCAAGAACTCTTCTTGCATCCATTTAGCACCATCCGTAAAAGCATCTTTATAACAAGCTTGAAAAACACCAGAAATATATGATTCTTCTGAATGTTGCTTAGCAACATCTACTATTTTCTTATTGTCTATCATAATCTACCCTTTCTTTTTCTAAGTTGATTCTTTCTACGCATTCTTCTTTGCGCCTTACCATCTTGTATATCTTCACACTTAAAGTGTGGTGAGCAATACCAAGGTATACAATCCGTTAAATCTTCATTGCCCATAATTAGTCCTCCACGTTATTCGTTGTACCTAAAAGATGCTCATTGCCTTCATAAGGAATGCAGTATCTCCAGTAGCATTCACCAAGACAATGATACATATCTCTAACTTGATAGCTGAATATATTTGCAGACCATTGGTCTTCTTTATCATTTCTAACCAACACCTTGTCGAAAGGCTTTATTTCGACCTTTGACTTCAATTCAACAACTTGCTGCTTTTCAATCTCCAAAGTGGTGAGGTTTAATATTCCTCCTAATTTTCTTTCAATCTCTCTGATATACCCATAGGCAATATTGTGATCTAACTTGTCAAACTTAGCTGTTTCTGCATTTGTTACGTCTTCGTAACCATCCCTGCTATTAGAATAGCATCCGTTGAACTTTGTATAATCATCAGATGCCCATTCTTTGAAAATGCACTGAAATCCACAACTATTGATAAGCAAATCGCCCTTCTTCCAGGCGAACTTACCCCAGTCAGGCATATCCTTAGAAGGAAGGAGAATCTGTAAGCCTTCAAGCCAACTTTCTTCTGTACCTAGTTTTGAATAATCAAACAAAAGAGTACTGCCTACTTCATTAGTTGATGTGCATTCTATATAAGTACCAACGTCTGTTGTGTGGACTTTATCTAATCCTACGTCTATATTGCGTAATAAGTCGTATAACTTAGTTCCTTGCGGCTTATCCTTCAAAATTTTGGCTATATTAATCTTTACATCCATAATTAAATCGACTTTTGGTTTAAACAATATTGGTAGTGACTCATACTACAATTAGCGTATTTTGATATTTTTGGTAACTCCCCATTATAAGGAGTGACTTTCAATCCATCAATAAAATCGGCATTCTCGGTATACACTTCGGTATTATGCTCATTCATATATACTTTCTGTGCCGATGTAGAATGGCTTTCTGCTCTCAACTTACCAAGTGAACGCCAAACCTGCTTGCGATAGATGAACAATCCATGCAAAGGAATTGTCTTTACTTCTACTTTTGCTCCCATAACCTTAACCATTTAAAGATGATAATAACTATTTGATACCCTTGCGCCCAAATCGAAGCAGCCCACGGCATCCGGCTTTAAGAAGCGTTTCTCTAACTTCTCCAAAGCCACTTTATACTTCTGCTCCATGTGCTTGCAATGAAGCTTCTGAGCAGTTCTAAGTTGAACAATAACACCCTTACGAGCTACCTCGTATTGTTTTTCTGACATCATTTTCTGTATCTCCTATTATTTTAAACGTTGAACAAAATCTTAGTTTTTTATAATCTAATTATATACCATACCAGCGAAGCGAGCCGAAGGCGAGCCAGCCTTAACCTCATAAGTATTAGCATACACCCTACAGATAACCCCTCCCTTGATATAAGTATAGTTATTGAGTATCATATCCTTTATGTAGTCAATAGAGGATAAAAAACGCTTTTCTATGTTTCTATATTTGCATAAAATCTCGTTTTTGACCGCAAACTTTACTAAATCAAAGGCTTTCTGTACGCTCACGCTTAATTTCTCAGCTATATACTTATATGATATACCATTCTCTCTGAACTTATCGCCGTAGCCAAAACGATTACAAGCCTTCTTAGCCGCCTTCAACTCTTTCAAGCCTTTAGGGTACTTAGTCTGCTGAATCATTTGCTTGGCGTAGTTCTTTCGATTCTGTACATCAATGATAAGCATAGCAGATAAGGTATCTTCTATGAACTTTACATTCTGTGCATAGGCATTCTTTTTAGAATCATTCCTTGAAATAAACTCGATATTAGGAACGAGGACGTTCCTGTGAGAGGTATGACTTTTCAGAGACTTGAAGACAAGGCAACGATTATTCTTGCCCGTGAACTCAACTAAGCCCAGAGCCTTCAATGTATCAATACGCTTACGCACAGCACAGGCACTTACTCCCGTGATTTCGTGAAGCTTATTGATGCTCCATCTTTGCACGGCAGAAGATTTGACCCTTGTCTTGATGAAAAGGGAAAATGCGATTGCCTTCCTCAGTTCGGGATTGCAATACATATCGTTCAATATCTTTCTGCGTATCTCCATTTTACAGATGCTTTAAAAAGTCAAGAGCAGCAAAGAAATGGGGATTCTCTGCTGCTCCGTATTTAGTAGCCTTGCGGCTCACGTAAATCCAAAATCTTACACATTAGAAAGTTCCCCATAAACTCGCTAAGTGATAGTATTCTTTCTGAAATACGCCGCAAAATTAATAAAAATCTGTCAAATAACCAACTTTTCTATTAATAAATTTAAAATAATTAATAGTTTCTATTCGCTTTTTAATAGATTTTTATAACTTTGCACCATATTTTCTATTAGTAACCAAATAATAAGTAATAGCGTATGATATACAATCAGTATCAGCAGTATGAAATCTCCGACCGCATCATGCAAGCGGTATGTGAGGTAGGCAAGGTTACCTTCATGGAACTCTGCTCTACGGTGAAGACCGTCAAACTCAACACCCTTAGAGGACTATACTGCCTCATAAGCCGTGATTATTGCATTCACCCCGACCGCTCGGCTCGCCTACTCTGCCGCACCAGAGCAAATGTTATCAACCAGGCACGAAAGTATATGCAATACGTTCAGTCAAAGGATAAGTACACCTTATCTATATATAACCAAATCGTTGAACTCTTAAAAAGCAACAAAGAATGAAAAGAACAGATTATGAGCTTACCCTGCCCGACCAGCTCTTCCCAACGGACAATGACTTAGAGATTCCGACACTCAATATGGATATGCAAGCCAAGGAGTGTCAGTCACCCTTCCTTTGCTTCGGCGAACAGAAGAGAACCTTTAACCTCAATGGCGAAGGCTCTTTGCACTTCTATACCGATGATTACCGCTTCTCAGCTATCTACGAGCACCCAGAGAAGATATTGCAGCATCACCCTGCCGTTATCGTTGAGCCGAACTTCTCCTTATATAATGAGATGCCCGTATCTTTCGGCTTGCAGGCTATCTACAAGAAACGTTGGATTGCCCGTTGTATGCAAGGTAAGGGTATCGGTATCTTCGTTGACCTCAACGTGGCGCAGAAGTTCTATCGCCTTAATATGATTGGCGTACCTCGTGGATGGCGTGCCTTCGCTACCCGTGGATATTCGGATAGACTGAATAACCTCGCCTTTGAGTATTCCATCGCAAGCGATTGGGCAGAGGGCAAAGAGCCGCTATTTGTTATCTACGGCGGCGGTGCTGAGTGTCGGCGGTTCGCCCAGACCCATAGAGGTTGCATCTACATCAACCCCGTTGTCACTACCAAGAAGCAGCTTGCCGCCTTGCAGAAGATTCACGAGGGTGTTGCCTTCATCGGCGAAGAGTTTTCTGTTAAGGCGCAGCTTGATAAGCTCACCCCTTTCTCCAAGCAGATTGAGGACTTCCGAGAAGATAACGTCTCTAAACAGATTGAGGAAAAGTAAGATTGTTTATGCGAGATATGGCATTTATTTGCTGTATCTCGCTTTCTTTTATATCTTTGCATCAGCAAAACAGAAATTGTGGAATATAGGTTCTGAGGTGTCATAACTATATGTATTGGTTAAGATTTGGTTAAATGAAAATAATAGTTAGTTTTTAGTCTATAAGCAGCCGCCTGTGATAGGTAGCTGCTTTTCTTATATATAATATATAATAGGTATAAGAATCTACGAGAAGTCTAAAAATGTCTTAATATAATCATAAGAATCCATTGTTTTATATTAATTTCTATTAATATATTAATATTATTCCCGAAAACTGTTGGTGGTTTGAGATATTTTTATTAATTTTACGAATGTAAATAAGAAACAAGAAGTTTAACAATTTAAAAATAGGAGATACGACAATGAAAAAGTTTAATATGAATGAGTTTGCTAACGAGGCTGTTAATAAGCAGTATAAGGAGTTTTTGGCAAAGTTAGATAAGAAGAACTATACTTATGTATTTGTTCAGAACTTGATGATAGAACTTAAAAACGGCACATGGGTTGCCCTGAATATTGATTTCAATTCTGATATTGTTAGATTTGAAGCTTGCGTAGTGGTAAATCACAAAGAAATAAAGAATATCAAGGTAGAGGATTTATATACCGCAAAGAACCCTACGTTTTTCTACGCTGATTCATTGAATGAAGCATTCGACGAATTGGAACAAAATTATGGAAAAGGCAATAATTAATAGTCTCAGGGGAGATTGTCTGCGGATAGATAATCTCCCAGAGCCAATTAATAGCGTAATGATAAAAGGAGATACAACAATGGAGACAGAGAACAAAAGAAAAGAAAAGACATTTAGAAAGGCTCATTTTACATCATCAATGGGCTGTCAGATATGTATAGAAGGTGATACTTGCCCTTTTGCAAAGAGAGGTTATATCTGTTCGCTTTTTGATTTGAGATAGAATTGTTTACTTAACCAGATAATATTTATATCTCAATTGAATAAGAATTAATTATCTTTGCACAAAATAAAAATAACAATTTAAATATAAAGAATATGAGCAAGTCAAGCGGTGGTACTCGCACCATAAGCAGCAACAACGCTGCGCAGAGTAGGACACAGAGCGTTACAAATGCTGCTACGGGAGTAAACTCCTCTTCTATTCAAGATGTTAATAAGTATATACAAGATAAATTCAACGAATCCTTTGATAAAGAGTTTAAAGGATGGAATGTTCATTATATGAGATATGGCGATTTGGATGATTTCTCTTTTAATGAAAAAGACGGAACGCTGACTGTCTATGCAACGGGTAAAGCATATTCGCCGAAACCTTCGATTGAGAAAGAAATCAAAAAGCTCTCAGATTCAGAATACAAAAAAGCAAAAGAAAAGGCTATTTTTAATGTAACAGAAACAAAAGAACCTTTTGCTACTGATGAATACGGAGCGACAAGAATTGCCAGTATGTATGAGGAAAAAGGTTTTAAAGTAAAGAAGATAATTCTTCGCAAGCAATGGGATTGACACTTTATTGAATTTAATAATAACTCCAAAGGCTACTCATTATATGGGTAGCTTTTTTATTTGTTTACACACAATCTATTATTTTCTATTAAAACCCGAATAATCTCCGTAACTTTGCAAATAATAATTATTAAATGGTAAAGTTATGGCAAGAGAAAAGAGAATCTCACAGAACCCATCCATCGCAAAGGATGAGCTTCTTGTAAAGCTGGGTTTTCGTGAAATGATTGACATTACAAAGCTCCTCTATAATGAGGGGCAGATTGATGGCGTTCCAAAGAACCCTCGCTACTTGAAGGAGAGCGAGCACGATAAGCTCAAAAAGTCGCTTACCGATAGCCCCGAGTTCTTGGAGTATAAGCCTTTGATGGTTTATGCTATGGATAATGGCAACTACGTCACTATCTGCGGTAATATGCGCCTTCGTATCGCCAACGAGCTTCGCCTTGACGGTCATTCCGAGTTCGATACCATCCCTTGTGTTATCCTTAAAGCAGATACGCCTATTGAGAAAATCAAGGAGTATGCTATCAAGGATAACGTGCAAGCTGGTAACTGGGATTGGGATGAGCTTGCCAATGGTGAGTGGGAAACCGATGCTTTGCAGGATTGGGGCGTTGATTGTTCTTTTCTCAATACCGATGAGAACGATACCAATATTGATGAGCTATTTGAAGATGCTCAAAATACCGAAAGCAAAACCAAAGATATTAAGCTCTCCGTCCATATTCCGCAAGAATTGGAAGATAAGGTAGATGAGATTAAGGAGATTATCAAATCTGCCGTTTCCGAATACGATGGTGTGGAAATAAAATAATAGAGATATGGAAGTCTATCTTGCGGGGGGGCTTACTGGAAATCTTAGTAAGTTTTGGAAAAGTGTTAGTATGGAATTATATTTAGCAGGGACTTTAAGCAGACCCTATGTTTATGAAAAGGCTATGGAAGTTTTTTTAGCAGGCGAACACCCAGTAAAGAACGGCAAGGATGCCGATTGGGAAGGATTAAATATATTGGAAACTTACTATTATCTACAGAATAATAAAGAGTTTCCTCGATTGATAGGCAATTTTCAGAATTTCCTATTAGATAGTGGTGCTTTCACATTTATGTCGGGAGCAGGTGTAGTTGATTTCGATAAATACGTAGAAGGATATGCTGCATTCATTAAGAAGTGGAACGTAAAGAACTTCTTTGAGCTTGATATTGATTCCGTTGTTGGTATCAGAGAGGTTGAAAGGCTTCGTGAAAAGCTCGAAAGGTTAAGTGGACGCAAACCTATCCCCGTTTGGCATAAGTCACGAGGAAAAGAGTATTTTATTGAAATGTGCAAGAATTACCCTTATGTCGCTATCGGTGGCATCGTAACCAAAGAAATACCTATCAATAAATATGAAAAGTTATTTCCTTGGTTTGTTAAGACAGCGCATAAATATGGCTGTAAGATACACGCCCTTGGATATACAAATATCAGAGGATTGCATACGTATCACTTTGATTCTGTGGATTCAACAGCTTGGCTATATGGTAATATGAGCGGTTCTATATATAAGTTCAATGCCAAGAACGGAACTATGGATAAAACCAAAGCACCTGAGGGCAAGAAACTTCGCTCAAAGTTGGTTGCTGCACATAATTTTGGCGAGTGGGTACGCTTTATGAAGTACGCTCGTGCAAGATTATAAAGATAAATATTTAAATTTTAATTAGTTATGAAAGATTCATTGATTATTGTATCAGGAGGTATGGACTCGGTAACTCTCCTGCATGAGAAGAAAGAGAACATTGCTCTCGCTATTTCTTTTGATTATGGCTCGAACCACAATCAGAAGGAGATTCCTTTTGCTAAGCTGCATTGTGAGCGACTTGGTATTAAGCACATTGTTATTTCACTCGGCTTTATTCACGACTACTTCAAATCTTCTCTCCTTGAAGGTGCAGAAGCTATTCCCGAAGGTAACTACGATGATGAGAATATGAAATCTACCGTAGTTCCTTTCCGTAACGGCATCATGCTCTCTATCGCTTGCGGAATCGCAGAGAGCAACGGATTGAAGAAGGTTCTCATTGCTAACCATTTCGGCGACCACGCTATCTACCCAGACTGCCGCAAGGGCTTCATTGATGCTATGTCAGAGGCAATGAAGAATGGTACTTACGAGGGTATCACCATTGATGCGCCTTATACCAACATTACGAAGACTGATGTTGCTCGCCACGGCAAGGAGCTTGGCATTAACTACGCTGAGACTTGGAGCTGCTATAAGGGCGGTGAAAAGCATTGTGGTAAGTGCGGCACTTGTATGGAGCGCAAGGAAGCTCTCCGTGATGCAGGTATTTCAGACCCAACCGAATACGAGGATGAGTAAGGCAAGCGGAGGTACACGAAACTATTCGGGTAGCCCTAAGACGATGGCTAAGAGAGAATCTGAATTTCAAGCCATCGTCTCTACGGGCAACTATAAAGATAGCTATTTCGATAAAAGCGGCGGTTATTATGTGGTACACAACAACCACAATAAGATTGCTGACCCGAATACCAATAAGGAAATGTATGCCGCAGAAGTTCTTGCCAAAAAGGGTTATCGTGTATATTTGATGAGTGAAAACTCATATATCACGGGAGCGAAGAAGACTGATGGCTTCAAAGAGCATTCCGTGATGGATATGAAAACAATCAACTCGGCTAGTGCTTATAAGGTAGAGAATGCGTTGAAAAGTGCTGCAAAGCAAGGAGCAGAGGTTGCAATCCTTATACAGAATAACAAGGCTATGACAAAAGAGTATGTCAAAGACCAAATTTCTATGTATCTCACTCATGCAAAAGGAAATGAAAGAGGTAACTTAAAAGAAGTTATTGTTGTTGGCTTATCAGGCAATGTTCATCGCCATAAGTTATAAGACAAAGAATAGCAAAGCAGGTACACCTCTTTGCCTTTGAAGAATAAGCGTGAAATCGAGCAGCCAGTGTACTGACCCACCCGATTTATTCTTCTCGGTCGCAAAATTAAGAATAAAAATTGAAATAACAAAATAAAAGAAAGGAAAATTATGTATTACGTTTCAAAAAGAATGGAGATTGCGGTTTGCCATAAGTTGAATCTCTCCTATGAAAGCAAGTGTGCTAACCTTCACGGGCACAATCTGATAGTTACTGTCTATTGCAAGGCAAAAGAGCCTAACAAAGATGGTATGGTGATGGACTTCAAGCATATTAAGCAGAAGATTCACGGCTACCTCGACCACGGCAACCTCAACGAGCTTTTGCCTTTCAATCCTACTGCTGAGAATATCGCCAAATGGATTGTTGCTCAGTTCCCAGAGTGCTACAAGGCACAGGTACAGGAGAGTGAAGGCAATATCGCCGTTTATTGTGACGATGATAAGATTGACGGAAAGGAGGCTCTCTAATGGCTAAATACAAGGTAAACGAAATCTTCTACTCTATCCAAGGTGAGGGAAGACACGCAGGCAGAGCGGCTATCTTCGTCCGCTTCTCGGGTTGTAATTTAAAGTGTCCTTTCTGTGATACTGACTTTAAGAAGTATGAGGAAATGGGGGCTATTGATATTCTGAATAAGATTCAGTTGCTCTCACCTGATTGCAAGTTCGTTGTCTTTACGGGCGGTGAGCCTACATTGCAAGTGGATGAGGAGCTTACTACCCTTCTCCAAAATTGGGGCTACTATATTGCTATGGAGACCAACGGAACGCACAAGATTCCAGGTGGTATCAACTGGGTTACTTGCTCTCCTAAGTGCTTATTCGTTAAGGGCGCAGAACCTATCATTAAGGTTGCTACCGAGGTAAAGGTTGTCTTTGATGGTGAGCATGAGATTACCGATTGTAATATTGATGCTGATTACTACTACGTTCAGCCTTGTGATACAGGCGATGCAAAGAAGAATGCTGAGATTCTGAAACAGACAGTTGCTTTCGTAGAGGCTAATCCTAAATGGCGGCTTTCCTTACAGCAGCAGAAGATTCTCAATGTGAAGTAAATCATTTTGCCTATGAATAAGAAGAAAAAAGAAAGCTCTACAAAGTATCGTCCTATCTGCTTTTATTGTGGTGGGGTGATTTGTTAGGATTCATCTGGTGACCGCAGCGAGGATGATGATTCCGTGGTGGACTTCTACCATTGTATGCAATGCGGTGCTTCTTATGAGGTATATGAGCCTAATGAGGAGGAGAAACAAGATTATAAAGAATATTGGAAAGGTAAATAATATGGCTAAGATTACAAAAGAAACAGCAGAAAAGCATATCAAAGAACTCTTGGAGTATATCGGTGAAGACCCTAACCGCAAGGGCTTAGAGGGTACGCCCGACCGCATTATTAGAATGTGGAAAGAAATATTCAGAGGTTATGACCCTTCACAGAAGCCGAAGATTACCACCTTTGATAACAATGATGACGGTATCGTCTATGATAACATGGTTATCGACCAAGGTGATTTCCATTCCAACTGCGAACATCATTGTGTTTGGTTTTGGGGCAAGTATTGGTTCGCATATATTCCGAACCCAAAGGGCAAGATTATCGGTATCTCTAAGATTGGTCGTGTGGTTGATTACTGCTCCGCTCGCTTACAGATACAGGAGCGATTGGTACATGACATCGTAGATATGCTGAAAGAGGCTCTTGGTAGCGAATATCCACCACTTGGTATTGCTCTCGTTATGAAGGGTCATCATTCTTGCAAAGAGTTCAGAGGCGCAAAGAAGAAGGGTATTATGACCTCTTCTTACCTTGAAGGTGCTTTCAAAGACGACCCACAAGTGAGGGCAGAGTTTATGAACCTCGTAAATGGTGATAAGTATGAAGGTTAAATCAGTCAAAACAAAAATCTTGGAGGAAGTAGGTTTTCTACTTCCTACCAAGAAGCTTCTTTCCTCCAAGGAAAAGGTTGAAATCATGGAGCAGTTTTTGATGATGCCAGCTTGCGAAGTGGTGAAGCTACAACAAGATGGGCGTAAGGTTGTTTTTGTTCAACAGATAGCAAAGCTGCTCTATAATAATAATCTTGGAGAGTACTTTAATGTACTGAAAATGTGCCGAGATATGGCAGCAGAGGAAGAAGAAAATAAAGGTGCTTTTCTTAAATAAAAGCTATTGTTGGGAATAAATTAGGAATAAAAGTTATTAATATGCCATTATCAAGAGATGAAAGCAAGCGTAAAAAACAGCTTGCAAACCTTGAAAAAGGTAAGTTTAAAAAAGGTGGAGTTGGCAACCCCAAGGGCAGACCACCAAAGCCTAAGACGATGTCATTATTCATCGAGGAAATGAAGGAGAAGGGTTACGAAGTGCCTTCCTCTCAGATTATCGCAGAGTCTTTTCTGTATATCGCTACGCTGCCCGAAGATGAATTAAAGGCGGTGTTGGCTGATAAGTCACGCCCGATGATGCAACGCATTATTGCCAAAGGAATACTTGACAAGAAAGGACTTGATGTACTCGAAAGAGTTATTGATAGAGCCTACGGAAAGATTCAGCGCATTGACCTTACAAGCAAGGGCGAGCAGATTAAGCAAGACCCATTGCAAGTACACGTTGTTACCAATAATGAAGAGTATCAGAAGATTCTCGCTGAAATTCAGAAAGAGAAAGAAAAGAAGGACGCTGAGCCAGACAGGACAGCAGAATAACAAAAGAAGCAGATAAAGGATAATAGAGATATGCCGCACGTATATTTAGCGAAGAACTACATGAGGGTGAAAGCAGCGAAGGAAGCAGGGTTTACAACTTGCTCTCTTCAAGGAAGTTCACGTTCTGCCAAGACCTACTCGGTTGTGCAGTTCCTTTGTATGTTTTGCTTCAACTATGCTGGAACGACCGTTTCCATCATTCGTGCTGGTATGCCTTCCATCAAACGAACTGTCTATCGTGATTTTAAGGATATAATGCTCAACTTTGGTTGGTGGGATGATAAGTGCATGAATAAATCGGAGTTTGTTTATACCTTCCCAAACGGCTCTTGGATTGAGTTCTTCTCCACCGATAACGAGCAGAAGGTGCGTGGTTCTAAGCGTAAGATACTTTTCGTAAATGAGGCGAATGAGCTTTCTTTTATCGAATGGCAGCAGCTACAGATGCGTACCACGGAGTTCTCTATCCTTGATTATAACCCTTCCTTCTCAGAAGACCATTGGATAAATCAGGTAAACGAGGAGAAAAGCACTTATTGGTTTATATCCACATACAAGGATAACCCTTTTCTCGAACCAAAGGTTATTGCTGAGATTGAGAGCCTTAAATGGAAGAATCCGAGCCTTTGGCGTATTTATGGTTTGGGATTGCGCTCTATGGTTGAGGGCTTGATTTTTAAGAATGTAGTTGTTGATGATTATATTCCTATACAAGCGCACAGACACCGATACAGAGGTATTGACTTCGGTTACTCCAATGACCCTACGGCGATTGTTGATGTGTATATCTACGGAAAGATTATCTATATAGATGAAATATGCTATCAGACTGAAATGCTTGCATCTGATATTATCAGGGTATTGAAAGAGGATAAAAAAAATATTGAGGTAATATCAGAGAGTGCCGACCCTCGTCTGATTGATGAAATCTATAATGCTGGTATTGATATAAAACCTGTAAAGAAGTTCGCAGGTTCTATTCAAGCTGGTATTATGAAGATGCAAGAATACACAATTCATATAACAAAACGCTCTACAAATGTAAGAAGGGAATTTAATAATTATACCTACCGCCAAGATAAGGAAGGAAAGTGGCTTAATGAGCCTATAGATATGTATAATCACGCCATCGATGCATGCCGATATGTTGTCATGGAGAAGTTATTGGGCGATTATGGTAGCGGAATGCAAGCCGCCGACATTCTCGGTCTGATGGGTTAAAATCGAAATGCTTATGAAACGAATATACGATAAACAACCAAGGGAGCATCATCGCAAACGCTCCCATTATAATAGCAGAGGAGTAGCCAAATTATCCTTTGATAATGAGAAGGCAGCCGCAAGATACATAAAGAAAAAGCGGCTGCTCGGTTACTCCGCATATCTTTGCAACGAGTGCAATCATTGGCACATTGGAAGACTGTCGAAATAGGCGTTTTTCTTTTGTTTATACAGGCTTTCTCCTTTATGCTTATATAAGTTATATTATTGCTAACTTTGCCCTTGTTATAACAAAAAAATATTCATATATGAGAGCAATAGAACAGATAGTAGCAATACAAGATGCGAACACAGTCCGCTCGGTATTGACCGCAAGGAAAAAAGGCTTTAAGACACCACTGAGTGCGCTTGAAGAACAATGGAATCCGTCAAAGCATAAAATCTTTGATGAGGATTTCCGTCCTAAGAAGCGAATCAAAGTACCTACGGGTCAGTATGACCCTATCACACAGAAACCGATTTATAAGGATAAGAAAGTTGAGCCAGTAAGAATCGCTATCCCTGCTCAGAAGTCAATCGTAAATCTTACTGTGGGTTTCTTGCTTATGAATGCCGTTACCTATAAAGCTACGGCACATGGTGTTGATATAAAGAAGATGAACGATAAGCAGCAGAAGCTATATGACGGCATCATGCACTGCTATCACGATAACAAGATGAAGTACTTCGATAAGCGACTTGCCCGTACCCTCTTCAAGGAATGTGAGTGCGCCGAGTTATGGTATATGCCAACAGACACAGAAGGTAAGCTCCGAGGTGAAATCCGAGTTCAGTTGCTTTCGCCTTCAAACGGCGATAAGCTCTACCCTCATTTCAACGATTTCCATATCATGGACGGCTTCGCCCGTGAATACTATGTATATGATGAGCTTGGAAAATCTGAGTTACATTTTGACGTATATACAGATAGATTGTGCTATCAGTACACTAATATTGATGGCGCAGGTTGGAAGCTTATCTCTGCCCTACCTCATGGCTTCACCAAAGTGCCTGTCGTTTACTATAGACAAGACCAAGCAGAGTGGGAAGATGTTCAATGGGCTATTGATAGAGTGGAGACATGTATCTCAAATTGGGGTGATACGAATGACTACTTCGGCACGCCTAAGTACTTTATCAAAGGTCGTTTGGAGGGCTTCGCTGAGAAGGGCGAGCAAGGTGCGGTATTCCAAGGTGGCAGTGATGCAAGTATGAACGTCCTTTCTTGGGATAAATCACCTGAGAGTGTGAAGGGTGAAATTTCTTATCTCTTCAATATTATCTATTCATTTACCTCAACAGCCGACATCAGCTTTGAGAATATGAAGACTTTGGGAAGCAACACCTCGGGTGCGGCTATCCGTTTGATGTTCACCGCTCCTTATATGAAAGCGGATTTGAAGACAGAAATGTTCGGTGAAATGTTCACTCGCCGCTCGAATATCGTAGCTAACGGCATCTGTAATACGGGAGTTTACGTAAAGGGTATCGACCAGAGTGTTGCTGAGCAGATTGACTTTGAGCCAGTCTTTAAGCCATATCTACCAAAGAATGATGTTGAAATGTTGCAACTTATCACTTCATCCAATGGTGGTGCAAAATCTACCTCTAATCGCCGTGCCATCGAGCTTAACCCTCTCAATGATGACCCTGATAAGGTTGAGGAAGAAATGAAGAGTGAACAGGAAGAAGCGTTGGCGCAGCAAGCAGCCCTTTCGGGGCTTGGTAGTGCCGCAAGTGGAAGTCAGTCTGTTTCCAATGAAGAAGAGGAAGAAGAATAACTATGTCAAAGAAGCTCACATCAAAACAGCAGAAAGAACAACTGAATAATCTGTTCGCCGTTTATAACAAGCGGTTGGGCAGATTATACAGCGATTATGTCAAGAAGCTCACCTCTCTTGGCTATGGAGAAGATGTGCTCGAAGATGATGCACTTTTTAACTTTGATAACTTTCCGCAGTTAAAGGCTCGTTTGGACGACATCTTTAATGATTACTATCAAAATAGCCTTCTTTGCTACAAGAGCGGTATCACCGATGGCGTTGCGTTGGCGTACAACCACGATGAAATGGTTATAGGCGGTTATTCCGTGCTTACTGATAAAGCTATAAGGGTCGCACGAGATACCGCCGCAGCCACGTTTATCGCAAATCGTTTGAAAACAAAGAACGGATTGAATCTCGCTCAGACTGTTTGGAACTACTGCCAACAGACGAAGAGTGAGTTTGAAATGGCTATGAGTAATACCATTGCGGACGGAATCAAAAAAGGCTCATCAGCAGAGGAAATAGGCAAGAGCATAAGAAAGTATCTCAACGACCCAGATATGATGTATCGCCGTTATCATACCATCAAGGTTCAGAAGAACGGAAAGAAGAAAGATGTGGTGACTTGGCGCAGACGTAGAATCATTGACGGCAAGGTGCGATTTATTGAAGAGCCATTGGAGAAGGTAGGCATGGGTGTTTACCGCTCGGCGAGAAAGAACGCTCTCAGAGTAGCAAGAACTGAGATAAATTCCGCATATCATAAGGCAAGGAATGAACGATGGCAGAACGAGCCATTCGTTATCGGTCAGTATATTCACGTATCACCACAGCACAATATTGATGATATATGCAATGACCTTGAAGGTCGCTACCCAAAAGATTATGTATGGATTTCTTGGCATCCTCAATGTATCTGCACCTCAGACCCTATAACCATACAAGGCGAGGAGAAGAAGGAGTTTTATAAACGCTTGATGGCTGGCGAGGATATGAGCAACTACGTATCCTCTTTTGCCGTGCTCACTATGCCCGAAAAGTACAATCAGTACATCAAGGATAACTCCGAAGCTATCGTGAAGGCAGGAATGAGGGGTAAATTGGCTTGGCACTTACAAGATAACACAAAGTATTGGGCACATCTTTTAAGCCCGTCAGACCGCAAGAAATTGGGGTTAAAGGCGGTTTCTTCTAAGGAGCTTATACTTGCGAAGGCAAAGGAACGCCATGCCCTTAGAACTAAGGAGCAGATAGATAAAATACAGAGCCGATGGGATAAGCATAGACGTGACTACTACAATGGCTTGGTTCATAATCTGCTCGGTAGTAAATCTGTTACGGATATAAAGAGCCAAGACCTCTTTGAACGGTACTATGCTATCCGTTATGCTATCAAGGACAAAAAGAGTGCTTCTGAGATAGCATCTTTGTTTGATAGATTCAAGCGAGGTTATCAGACTAAACTTGCATGGACTGACCGCAAGGTTGCGATGAATGTTATGAAGGTGGCTGCTAATTACGGAGAAGCCGATGTTTCTTCCGTTCTAAGCGCATTAAAATCTGCTGACTATACATTGGCTAGGAAAGAAGCAAAAACACTCGCAAACGCCATTTCTGCCATTAAAAAGGATGAATTATCACTTTCTGCTCTCATCCCTGATGTCAATAAGTGGCATAAACAGTTCACGTCCCAGGAATTGCACGGAGTATATGATGCCGTAGAAGCGAAGTTGGCTCAATGGCAAAGCTTAACACTCGAAAAGCAGGCAAGCAAATTGCAATTTGAGGCGATTGATTTCCTTGGTGGAAATATGAATGGGGTTCAGCAGAAGTATGCCACTTGGAAGGTATCGCAAGCAGCATATCTCAAAAAGCTCGATGAGGTAAATACGGCGATTGATTGGATAAATATCAATAAAGCTTATGCTGACGTAAAAGGCTATAGTACCCAGAGTAAAGTCTATCACAAGATACTCTTTGACCTCAAAAATGCTATGGTCGCACAAGATAAAGACTTGGCGAAACAGCTTATCCAAGAGGCGCAAGATAAGAAGAACTCACTCATTCAGTTAAAAGCTAAGAGAGCAGCAAATAAAAGCGGAAATGGTTCAATCCCATTCGATGCCGACGCTTATTCACAAGCGAGAAAAGATGCGGCTGTTTGGGCAAAAAACACAAAAGATGCTGATGATGTTCTTAGAGCAAAATGTGGCGAGGTATGGCGCAATGCAACCGATGAGGAAAAAAACGCTATCTTTGGTTATACGAGCTCGTATCACAATATCAACGAACCATTGCGTGGTCTCACCTACTATGGTTCAGCAGCAGATACACAGCTTGGCTTAGATAGAATCCCATTAATGGAAAGCATCATCAATAAATCATACTACGACAAGGATATTTGGCTACAACGAGGTGGAGGTATGGTTGAGCTCAAAAAATACGGCTTATCCAATTATGCTTCCGCTACTGATGCTGAAATCATGGCTCTTGTTGGTAAAGAAGGTACGGAAGGAGCTTTTACCTCTGCTGGTGTGGCAAAAGGAAAAGGTTTTGGTGGAAATGTTATTACCAATATCTATGCACCTAGAGGAACGAAGATGATGTATGCTGAGCCGTATTCGAGCTTCGGAAATGGTTCGGGTCGCTCTTGGGATGGAATCGCAAAACAATCTACTTTCGGAAGTGAGAGTGAAATCATCCTACAGCGTGGAACTACATTTAGAGTTACCAAGGTAGAAAAAAGCGGTAATACCTGGTATATAGATGTTGAAGTGATAAATCAAGATGTACTTCCATTTCCGTATATCGGTGGTTATCCATACAAATAAAGAAAAGCCCCCATTATTCACGAGGGCTTTTCTTGTAGTACGTCTTATCATAAAAATCCTTGAAGCTCTCAACGCCTTCCTTCATTGGGAGTTTGTTAAGATGTAGGTAGCGGTTGAACAAAAGAGCTTTCAATGTAGCAGGGGTATCATCTGTATCATTGAAGGTTCTTAACCCTACCGCAATATACTCATTCAACATTTCGTTAAGGTACATTTTCTGTTGTCCTTTATAAACCTTCAATGTAAATTTCACCCATTTCTTTTCCCATTCCCAAAGAAGTGCTTCAATGCTATCTTTCCAAGGGTTTTCTGCTTCACCTTTGAAGTATCGGCAGAACTTGATTAAATCTTCCTTACTCATAGTCATTATCCCCTATCTTAATGTTAATAATTCGCAAAAATACGAAGAAATATTGAGCTATCCAAATATTTTTTATTACTTTTGCATTAATTGTTGTATCGAGTGCGTATCTCCTATGTGCTCACAACGTTAAACAAAATAATTATTTACACTTAGCATCGTCCTCATTCGTATCTCCGAGGGCGGTGCTTTTTCTTTATAAGAACTCTTTTAAAGCAACGTGATAAACGTCATACATCAAGCGAGTTACGTATAATACGGCTACCTTATCAACTACGAAAGAAGGATAAGGTTTGCCCTCTTCGATGATTGCGTCCAATGACCATTTCGGGTACTTGGCTGAATATAGCTTCAATGCTTTCAGAAGCTCATTCAACCTTTCTTCCCCGAATGCTTGCTTTATCTTCTCCTGATTTCTGAGAGCGAAACGAGCCATAGATTAATTACTTTCGATAATTGTGAATACGTTCTCTATCATATCGTTACCGAAAAGTGTAGCTATAACATAAGTTTCATTTTTGTTTGGTTTAACCTTATCTATTAGACATTCTTCCATTCTAAAGACTTTCTTTAGTAAGGTAGTTCTTGCTAACTTTACGCTTTCAAAACTACCACCAAGTATTCCTTTTTCTCTATTCACCACTTTGCGAGGAGCGTTCTTTACGTTTATCGCTGTGCTATATGTTACAAGATTTATCTGATACATAATCTATATTTATTTACTTTTCTACTTCATAAAGATATTGAATATCCCCACCGCCAAAAGTGAGGATAACCGAAGGCTCACCGAGCATTGGCTGCTTATGGAAGTCACACCAATACCAATGATTCCGTTTCAGCTTACCTTCTATTACATTCAGCTCCAAATCATTCTTTTCAGGAGCTTCAAGATAATCCTTGCCCTGTCGCATATCCAAGCGATGTAAGGCTAAAAGTATATCAAATGCTCTCATATCTTACTCGGCTTTATTAACGACAACAAGGCTTTCTAATCTAGCCAAGAATGTGTGGTAATCATCCTCGCAGAGAATCACTTGACCGCCCGTTTGTGTGGTCTTGCAATTAAGCTTTATAGATGTTTCTATACCGCCATTTCGTGAAGGTTCAACGTAAGCGATATTATCTATATTAACAAGGGTACAATACCCTTTATATTTTACCTCAATAAACTTTGTCATAATCTTAATTATTTATATCCGCATTTAATACCAGAGCAGCAGCCACCTAAATAGAAGTGGCAGAAGCCTAAGAAATAGTGCTTACAATGCTCATTTATCTTAATTTCTTCCTTTTTCATAATTGAATGAATGTAGCAGTTTATTCTTCTTAAAATCATATGAATAACCTTTTTCCTTCATCGTTTCTAACAAAAAGCCTCTTTCGCCATCATTCGCTTTTCTTAAACACCCCGTAGAGTATTTTACGTTTGTAGAAGCATTATTTGCTCCTACTCCAAGCTTATTGAATGCGAAAGAATACTTTGCGTAAGCTTCTATCCAATCATCATTGTATATTCTGTGTAGAATGAAGACGCAATACTCACCACGCCAATCATTATACAATACCAAGACATCGCCTTCTTTATACATAATCTCCTTTTAAAAATTGTTCGTATTCAAATATGATAGATAGGCATTACAACCTAATCTGCCAAACTTCGAGTTGTAGCAAGTGTTATACTTCTCACAGCTATAACACTTGCTTAGAAATTCTTGCTTACTCATATCTTTTAGATTTCAACGACTTCAATACCTTTCTTTGGGTTCCTGGTTGCTCTATCCAAGCTAATCTTGCCATTGAATACCCCCTTGACGAGAGCATAGAATGTGGTGCGTTTAATACCATTCTCTTCGATTGTAGGAACTTTGCCGTATCGCTCGCATTCAATACCCTTATCGGTGAGAATGGTATTGATTTCCATTACGCCGTAGTAGGATTCCTCGAAACGCTTCTGAATGATTTTGCCACATACCTTTACCTGATTGCCCTTCTGAACACAAAGCTCTGGCTTCAAGCTATCCTCATAGGCTTTCACAAGGAAGAAAGCATATACATCTTGCGCTTGGAAGCAATAGAAGTTCTTTGCTACCGCAAGCATATCCTCTTCAAATTCGGTCTTAGGCTGAATCTTTGCACCGAACTCGCAAACTGCCTTCACGTAAGCTTCATCAACCTTGAACTTTTTGCTATTCAAAATAGTGTCGATGCCATCCAAAGTAGCTGAGCGATAACGGACGTGTTCAACTTTTGTTCCCTTCTTATATACGGGACAAATATCATACTGAGCTTTCGCTGCCATAATAAGGTCGGATTTAAGGATAGCATTCTTATAGCTTGAATCCTTTCTACCGCCCCATTTCTCAATATCACCAAACTCATCATCTGTAGCATAGCTAATTCTGTAATCATAGAGTTCATAGAGCTTTTTGGTAAAGTCGGATATGTAGTACATATCATTAATACCAAACTTCTTGATACATTCGCAACCTACTTGTAATTCCTCGCCCGTCTTCACATTTTCAACGACATAGGCATTCTTGCACCAATGACCGCAAAAGTCACATTTACCATAGTCTGCTCCGTGCGCAGGGTTCTTAAAAATAAGCTCCTTGGTTGGGTCGGCAGGAGTGAAAGCATCGTCCTTATATGTAGCAAGGAGTCTCCAACCGCTCTGCTCTGGTATGTCTATCGTAAGGTCACACACCTCATGGAAAACCTCGATTCTCTGTCCTCCAATTCCTTCTTCATTGATTACTGGATGATAAAACAACTTCTCATAAGGTTTACCTAAGGAGTAAGCGAAGTCCTTTACATTCTTACGTGTCTTGTCAGCAAACTTCTTGAATGCGTCAACTGACTCTGAAGGAATAAACGTCTTTATTGTACTCATCACTCTTATGTTTTAGTCTAATAAACAATTCTTTCTTATCTTCACTTCAATTTCATCCATTGTATAGACTTTGTTGTCTGTAGAAATAATAAATGTACCATCTTCTTGTGGAAGAAATGAGTATAGGTAATTATAATAGTATGTAACAGAAAGTTTTGGGTACTTATCAGGATAAGTAAACTTTATCTCTAGAGTGATGTAGCCATCTGTCTGTTTTACCAATACCATGAGCTTTTGCAAGAGCTCATAGCATTTATTATAAGCTATTTCGTAATCTTTAAATCGTTTCATTGTCGTATCTCCTATAATTTAATCAAGTTTTGAAACCAAGTAATCAAGCTCCTCCTCGCTGAGTGCAATCTTATTCTTGCGCTTAATCTTAATGGTGTTATCCATTCCGATTTTCTTCATTGCAACATTGAGTGAATTGCCACCCTGTGCTTCCGTTACCAGAATATCCTCAACGAAGTCAAGCATATCTTGGTCGTGAGCTTTCTGCTCTTTATGTAACTTCTTTTCAAGCTCTTCTGCCTTCTTGGTAAATGAGCAACCCATTTCGATAGCGAAATCATCGTGAATATTCTGTATCATCTGCTCGATATCGGTTGAGCTAAAAAACTGATTGAAGTATGTATCACCTCTTTTGTCGCCCATCAGAGCCATAAGATGCTTAATTTCTTCTTGCTTTGTCATCATTGTCGTATCTCCTATAATTTAATATTAAACCTATTTATTAATTATCTACACCGCAAAATTAATAATTTCTTTTGAAACTACCAAATTTTCTCTGTATTTTTATTAATATTTTAATAGCTTTTAATATACCGATATGTAAATTAAGGTTATTTTAATATAAATATTGCAATATAAATATATAGTAACCGAATTTTTGCTATCTTTGCATTCAGAACCAAATCAGACGATTTATGATACAGATTTATGACGCATCACCAAAGGAGTTGGCGGCAATGGCTCAACGCTACCTCCACGATGGAATACCAAGCAGAGCCACGTATTGCTACGAGCGGCTGATGTACCTCGGTTACTTGCGTAGAACGGGGTATCTTCGCCTTGCCTTAGTATATACTAAGCAAGGAAAAGATAACGCCGCAGAGCGTGTTTTAAATAGGTATCGTGCAATTTATAAATATTAATATAGGAGATACAGAATATGAAGAAGCTTTTATTTATCGGAGCTATGCTATTCTTTACGATGCAAACATTCGCACAAGAGTGGTCGAGTACTTTACATAAGGCAGATGAACTAAGAGGAACGAAAGAGTATGTATCATTTATGTATGAGGATGAAGAGAAGAATACTTTTATCTTCTGGTCTCATTATAAAAATGATTTTAGAATCATTTGCAATGGAGGTATCTTTGATTACGATAAGAATAACTCCTTTGTAGCTACATTTGGATATTATGATGAGAATGGGCAGCTCAAAAAGAAACAGAAGATAACTATGTTCTTGGAGAGTGGAAATCCTAAAACGGCATCACCAGGAATGTTTAAGAAAGGAGAGGTAGTTAAATACCTAAAAGAAGGTCATGGATATATAAGAATCCTTGCGAAACAATTTGAAAGAGTATCATTATGGGAAATGAAAATTCCTTGTATGGATAAATAACAATGAAAGATATAGAGCAGATAAATACCCATTCGTTAAAGGAAATCTTTGAGGGTGAAGCATCAGGGTTCACGCCTTGGCTTACAAAGAATATCGGCGTACTATCAGAGAAGTTGGAAATCAATATCTCAGAAGCCGAGCGTGAGCATAAACTGGAGACGATGAAAGTTGATATTGTAGCCAAAGCTGGTGATGATGGTGAGAAAAGCATCATTATAGAAAATCAGTTTGGCGATAGCGATTCCGACCATTTGGGTAAGGTAATAACTTACGCTGCACATTATAACGCTGATTACGCTGTATGGATAGTTGAGAAAGCAAGAGCAGAGCATATCAGTGCTATTCAGATGCTGAATGATTCAACCATTCAATGCAACTTCTATCTGATTGAAGCAACTGCCGTGAGTGTTGGCAACTCAAAGGTAGGCATACTATTTGATATTGTTTGCGCACCACCATACGAGAAGGGCGAAGCTTCGCCGAAATCAGATACAGAGAAGCGATTAATGGAGTTTTGGACTGCATTCAATGAATACGCAAGCAAAAACGGAGCTGACTTTCAAAAGATGCCACAGAGCTACCATTGGATGAATATCTCAACGGGAACATCAAAGGTTCATTACGACCTGTTTGTACGCAAAGGTTCTGCCTCCGTTCGCCTGCTGCTTGATAGCTCAGATAAGGCTGAGAATAAAAAGCATTATAAGCTGATAGAAAAAGATAAGGAAGCTATCAATGAGGCATTCGGGAAACCTGCACTTCAATGGAATTTGGCAGAAGACAACAAAACAAGTGTGATAATGGCTACGAATTATGAATATGGTGGATATGAGCAAGACGAATGGGAACCCATATTCGCTTGGATATTAGAAACATATCATAAACTTCAAGGCATATTCAAACCATATATAGAAAAAATAAAGAAAACGTAATGACAGAAGAAGAAAGGAAGAAGGCTTTAGAGAACTTCAATGCTCTCATAGAAGAAGCAAGGAAGAATAACGTCAATATGACGATGGACGAGATTAATGAAGAGATTCGGCTCGCAAGGGCTGAACGAAAGCAAAGAGCAAAAGAAAAGGCAGAGCGCAAATAGTGCCCTGCCTTTCTTATAGTAGCTGTATCTCCTATAATTATTTACACCTTATTGTATTGCGTATCTCCTATTCACGCATAACATTAAACCTCAATACCGACTACATTATTGTAGATACCCTTTGGCAGTACGCCACCAAAGGCTTTCACGGCGTTACCGATTCCTTTGGCAATCATCGTACCCTCATTGCTATCATCAATACCCTCAGATACCAAGAACTTCATCGCCTTCTCCTGTACTGCCATAAGCTCTTTGAGCAGAGCGACACACCGCTGAGTAGCATCATTATCAACTGTTACCTCTATCATCATATTCTGATTATCCATTTTTGATTTCTCCTATTCAATTAAAAGTTAGACTGATTGTTTTTAGATTCAAGCGCAGCTCTCTTCTCGCCGTTGATTTCAGCGATAGCATCCTTCACATTAAAGTCGTTGTTATAAAGAGCAAGAATAAAACGCTTGCCACGTTGATTCCATACAAGGTTTACTTTTGTGCCCGTAGAACCATCACCCTTGATATAATTATAGGTTCGGGTGCTTGCAAGCTGCCACTCACGAAACTTTCCCTTCAAATGCCAAGAACCTGATTGAAAGTATTGAATACCTGCATTGGAAAGTTGTTGATTGAGTGCTCTTGCGCTGATACCGAGGTCATCAGCAACTTGTGTGGTGGTAAGGCAGTCCGTTGATGCAAGTGTATCATCGTAGTACTTTACCTTTGGTGCGGCAACAGTCAATTCTCTCTGCTGAATGCCGATGGTCTGTGCCTGTTGTTCGGTCTGAGCTTCAAGCTCACGAACTCTTTGCTCTTTACGTGATAGTGCTGCCTTCGCAGCGATAAGACCACGAGCAATGATGTCTTCCTCGGTATCTTCCTCGGTTGAAACGATATATCCACCATCTTTGCGAAGAGCTGGAAGAACCTCATCAAAAACCCAATCTTGGAACTTGCGAGCGGAAGGCTTGCGAGATTGGAAAATTACACGATAAAGGTCTGGCTCGGTAATAAAATACATATCAAACTCTTGAATAGCGTCCGTACCATTGGACTTCTTACCAGTTACTACCCCTACCCCGATAGTATCGGGGTGGCATCCTGTACGCTTGATAACATCATTCACACGCAATTCAAGAGAATCACAAACATCCTTCAAACAGAACAAAGGTTCATCCTTCTCATTCCGTGATGTTCTAAGTTCTCCAAACATAGGAGAATTAAAAATTTCTACGTTCTTCATTTTGCTTACTTTTTTGAACGTTAAACTATACAGACACATAAAGGGCGTACTGTTACCCTTTGTTCAATTCCAGTAAGCTAAAGGAACGCACACACCATTACAATGTATGCAAGGGACAATACGCCTATATCGTATTTCTTTAGAGAAGTCAGAGCATAAAAAATGCCCTTCCATATACTGAAAGAGCTTCTCAATCTCAATCAGCTTACTTTTATTGAACGCCGCAAAATTAAAAAGAAATCTGCGAACTACCAAATTTTTCTCCAACTATTTTTGATTCTAATAGAAATAAATTGATATTAATAGTATTTAATAGCTTTCGTGCTAAGAATCAGCAATTTATTTCTTTACCTTAATAAATTTATTATACTTATCTGTAATGAGCTGTCTTTCTTCTACAAGATTATCCACCTGTATAGTATGCTGATGAACAGCCCAATCGTAATCTGCTTTATTGTTTTCCTTGAAAGCTTTGTTGGTTCTCTGTAACATCAAATCATCGTAGCCCTTTTTCTTCTCATTGAATGTGTCCATAACTGCCTGGGCGAAAGAATCAGTAAATGCTTTCTGTTCCTTCGCTGGCATATCATAGAGGTTCTTGTATGTGTCCATAACCTTATTGGCTTCGTCCATTGTACTGACCTTTCCGCTAAGAGAACTCTGCGTTCTACTCTGCGCAGCGTTGTTGTTGCTTATGGTGCGAGTACCACCGCTTGACTTGCTCATATTCTTTATATTTAAATTGTTATTTTTATTTTGTGCAAAGATACTTAATTCTCCTCTTACTTACAATAGGACTAATATATACTGTGTAAACTTTTAGAAGGGAGCAGCAGCCGAAACCGCCGCCCCCAAGAGATACAACATATATTACTTTGGTAAAATGAGAATCCGTCTATTCTTCAAGATACCTTAAAAGGCGCATACGCAAAAATCTCTTTTCCCCAAAATTGCATATCTCTAATACATTCTTCAACAGTAATTTGGGACAATTTCAATCCTCTATACTTAGCACGAATACGTGCATAGTGTATCAGCTTACGCATATCTTTTTTATCCATACCCTACGCTCCTTTCTTAAATCTTTTTGTACCATCCTTGAGTTCACAGAAGCCATCCTCCTCTCGCAAATTATAGAGAGCTTGCGTTTCTTCGGGCATACTATAAAAAGCCGAAATACGAGCCTTCTTTGCGTTGATAGGGTCATAGAGAGTTCTTGTTATATCAGACCATACGGCGATAACCTTCTTATCTTTGACGATATTGTCACGGAACTTTTCGGCTTCATCATGCATGATGTCGTATAAGCAGTTATCCGCTTGCGTGAATGCCGTCTTAGCCCGATGATTCTCGTAGCTTGGAGCAATATCAACTCCATACTCCCTTTCGGTAATCTCCATAACGTGTTTATGGGTATCATTAATCTGTTGTACGAGGTTCTGAATCATAATGACATACGAGCAGAGATAAGGGTTATACTTGCATTTCAGATTACGAAGCTTATCTTCAATCATCTTTCGTAACTTCTCAACCTTATCCTTAATCATATCCCACAGATAAGTAGAATACTCATTATAGTAATCCTCGTCCATGTGTCGCTCATACAACTTCATCGTATCATGGATGGATTTCTGACAATCTGTAAAATGCTTTTTAAGATTGAACTTAAACACCTTCTTCTTATCAAAAATCTCCTTAGAGATAAAAAGGAAGCAGTCTGCTAAGATAAACTCCATATAGCAACTTTGACAGAGAGTAGAATAAGCGTAATCAAGGGCTTTCTGAATCTGCTCGTTATCAATGCCGCTCGGTACATAGATAACGGCTTTATAGCCCGAAACATCGGTTTCTACATATCTTCCTTTATCTATCTTGCAATCATTGTGATTGCCTAATAAAATAGATGTTCCCATACTCTACTCCTCCTTATCTCCATTACCTTGAATGAGGCAGGCAAATACGCCTACGCTCACAATAACCGCCATAAAAATAACAAATCCCATACCTTATCCCTCCTTTTCTTTTAAGAACCGCACAAGGCAGTTGTAATTCTGACTAAGGCAGTTGAGAATCTTAATTTGCTCACTACGAGCCAAATCCTCGAACTGTACCACTTTATCATTCTTATCCTTTATAGTCATACCACAAAGGTCGCCATTAACTTCAAGTATGACTGTTAGACTAATATCTTTCTTATCCATAATAAAGCTATTTTTTTATTTTACGATAATAATAATGTTTTTCGTATTTACAGCGCACAGCAGAGTACTTTTGAAGGTTTTTCTCATATTCCTCACGAGGATAAGAGAATGCGCCTTCAATAAGAGCAATACGCTCAAAATCGGCATACTTTTTATCATATCCAAGAAGCTCAACCAAATCCTTCGGATAACACCATGCAATCTGTAGTTTCTGTGGCTCGTCTTTTTCTGGCGAAAACTTTATTGAGCCTATATCTTGGTAACGTTTTGCATCAGGCATTCTCATATCCTCAATATAAGGTTGTAACTCGCCACTTCTTACGTCTCTGAAAAAGACAAAGATAGCATTGCTACCACAAGGCTCAGTAACAGGGTGCAATATCTTATCAATACGCTCTTTCTGTTCTTTCTTCTGCTCCTCATAACCCTTCTTATAGCCCTTTATAAATGCCTCAGAGCAAACCTTAAACATTGCCTCTGGGCAAGGATAATGGTTACACTTACCACAGGAGCGGTCTTTGCCATTCGCTGTGCGAGCTTTTTGGTCTAAACTTACTTTTGCCATAACAAATCAACCTTTAACTAATTCATAACCACGATTAACTAACTCTTGAACTAGCGAATCATCGCTAGCGTATGTAATATTCTGTTCCATAAAGGAAACTTGGTCGGCATCGCTCATTCCCTCAAAGAGTTCTTGAACATCAACTGAAACCTTTGTATCTACGTCAAATTTCATAAGCTACAGATTTATGATGATTATACCATTATCAAGCAATACGCATCCCATAACGAATAGAATCATCAAGAATGCCGTGATGCCTAATCTTTCACTAAGAGTGATAACACCTTCTATCTTTCCGCTTATCGCCCCAACAGCGGTAACGCTGCTGAATGCGATAACTATTGCGCCTATAACGATTAATATTTCTCCTGTTCCCATTTTTCAACCTTCCATTCTTCTGTAATATCCATCTGTTCACGATATTCCTTTACCGCATTTGTAAAGTAAGGAGAGATATTCAAATCCTTAACGAAAGAGGTGATGGTTTCCGTCTGATGATAGTTATCACCTTGTACCCATCCATCATCCTCTTTAACGAAGCAGAAAACGGCAAAACAAGATTTCTGTTCACCCGTTTCATTATCCCGTATCTGTTGTCTTCTTGCACAGAACTTCATTGTTCGTTCGTTATTGAATAACTCATAGCCATCACCCGTGCGTTGAGCAAAGGGCACTTCACCCTTTGCTTCTATGATAAACTTCTTTTCTTCAATCTCTTCCATAATCATTATGTATTAGATACTTCTGAATAACTTTCATCTTTGCCGTAAACAACACTTACGTTGAGAAGATTGTTAAGTGTGAAACCCATTCTCCAATTAAACCAAAGATAACCAATCTTCTCAGCAATCCTGATTGCGGTATCAGCATACTTCTTTGCATCACCCTTAAAAGGTTCTGAGCCACAATAGGAGAAGCCATTATCAAAGACTAGTTTGAATACCTTATTCTTAGGTAGCTGATACTTACAGAAATCATCATAAGGAAGAATATTTCCATCTACCTCAAAGCAAATCTGCTTATAATCAAGGAAGGAAACAAACCCTTTATCATTGATAGTAAGATTGCTTCTTTTAAAGATAGCTAAGGCATCTTTCTCTTCCTTTTTATTAAGAATGCGATAATTAGTAAAAATTATCTCGCACCCGATTTTCTGCGGAACAAAATCAACGATAGCAATAAATGGGCTAAAATTGCAATATGAGCCAGATTTTGCCATTCCTTGCTTCTTTAAAAATTGTTCACTATCATACTTATTGAGATACACGATAGCTAAAGGAAACTTTTTCCTAAATACTACATTTAAATCCTTAAATTCTATGAACATAAGCTTAATCAATAAAATCGTTAAACGTAAGAACCTCAGATGCACCCTTACGGAAAGGCTTCTTATCACACGCATACCCCATCCATGAGCCATAGTCATATACCTTATACATGTGATAACCAGACTTTATCAATGCTTCAAAAGCAGCTTTCATTTCACATCCATGTATTCTAACCATATCCTCACCATTGGAGTGTCCGTTAAAACGTGGTTGAGTCAAACTAATACGTGTTGTCGCAGGTCGGCATCCATTATTTGCACCTGAGAAAGGATGAAAAATATTCCAACAATTATTAGACAAGAAAGCGTTACAGATTGCCTGAACGACCTCCTCTCTAACTTCGGTTGGTTGAACATAATCGTTTTGTGGTATATTTACCTTGATTTCCATAATTGTATCTCCTATATTTAAACGTTAATTATTTCTTCTTCATACATTCCTTCACAGCGTATTGGCTTTTAAGAAGGCATTGTGTGGCATTCAAGCCTTTCAAAGGAATAAAGAATTCCACTACAGCATTCCAACGTCCTCTGAACGTACCCGAACCCTTTGCATTGGCGATAAAAGAATCTTCTGTAGATTCACCTACCAAAGCACCTGAGTACTTGGTGATAACCTCGCCCGTGTATTTATTGATAATTGTAATCATTGTCGTATCTCCTTATTTAATTCCAAAAGATTCAAACTCTGCTTTCAATACCTTATCAAACTCCGAGAGGTCATTAATGAAAAGTCCTCTTGCAAAATGCAAATTTGCTTCATAAAACGCTTCTGCGCTATTAAGCTTGTAAAGTGCAAGACTTTTTGCGACCTCCTTCATTGTAATAGTCTTTGTTCCCATTGTCGTATCTTTTAATTGTTAAACCATTTATTAATTATTTACACCGCAAAATTAATAATTTCTTTTGGAACTACCAAATTTTCCGCAGTATTTTATTAATATTTTAATAGAAATTAATACAAAGCCAAAGAAATCCGATATTTTTACACAGAAAACTTATCTTTTATCCATTTTTCGATGGTTAAGATAAACTCATCCAAGGAGCGGCAAATGCTGTACTGAAAGCCTAACTGCTCAACGTCAGACTGAAATTTGGCTTGCAAATCAGATTGATATCCGTCCTTCGTCTTAACTTCCACAAATAGGACATTTCCCTTTGCTATAATGATAAGGTCGGAGAAGCCAGCCAAAACGCCTTCACCCTTCATAATCTTCGCTTCAAGCGCACTTCGTTGTCCTCCGTTAGGGATGGCAGCAATGATGTAATGAGGATATTGTAAGCGAAACCACTTCACCATCTGAATCTGAATCTGTGATTCAATATGCCGTGGTTTACTTCTGCCTTTCTTCTGGCTCTCCTTCTTAAAAAACTCATCGTACTTCATTATTGCATTTCTTTAGACTTAATATCCTTAACGAAAAATTCAATCATACGTTCATAATATTCTCTTCTTTCAAGATACTTCGTACAGTTAATCTTTCGCTTACATAAATCCACATTATTTTGAGCCAATAAATACTTATAGATGTAGAGCATCTTCAAATCATCAGTTCTGATAAACGCTAAAGTCTTTTCTTTGTAAGCCTTTTCAAGCTGCTTATTGATTTCTTTCAACTCTTCGCTCTTTTTCTGTAAGCGATAGACAAATATCCACATGGCGATAAACGGCAAGAATAATATCGCCGCAGACCAACCATCCTTCACCGCACTATTGATACAGCATCCCATCAGAAAGAATGCACACAGCAGCTCTGTATGAGAGCCGCACCAAGATAAAATCTTCTTCATATTGATATATTATTTATCAGTTTCTAATTTTGATACCTCGCTATTGAAGTACTTACGCATACCTTCGTAAATCTTCAACTGACGAGAAAGTTCTTTGTTCTTTCTGAGAAGCTCATCACGCTCGGCAACGACCTTCTTATAATCATCATTATTCAATTCATTGATAGCTTTTTTGAATTGATTGATAACGTTATTACAGAGCACAAGTTTATTACTCTGCTCTTTCACCTTATTCTGTAAACGGCAAAGCTTGATTTGCATCTGTGAGTAATTTTGCAATACTCGCAATACCACTCTCTCATAAGGCACGTCATTATTGTACTTTGTTTCTTTCATTCTTATTCTCCTTTCTTCTTTTTAGCATTTTCGAATATAGGATATTTCGCTATCTGAGTGATAACGACTTCTTGGGCATCACGTTGCTCCTTGGTCTTCATCCATAGCAAGCAAGGACGGTGTTCGGGCATAGTAAGAGACGTTATCAGTCCTAACATTTCGTCAAAACTAAGTTCACCGCTACTTTTATCACCTTGAAAGACCTCGAAGTAGCCATTATCATACTGTTTAATAGTTATATCTGTCATTGTTATAAATGTTTTTTAGCCTTTTCATATACACTGATAATATACTCATCAGTTACAACCTCGTTGTTCAATCCATAGCGGAAGAACTGCTCCTTAGTCAATGAGCTAACACCATATTCTCTTGCAATCATGCCAATTCCTCGAAGAGAGCCTGTTTCCTTGAAGTTAGCAATAAGCTCACGGACATAACTCACGAACTTCTGTTCTTTAACGCTCACAGAAGAGGAAGCATTATCTGTTGCAGGCTCAATAACTTTGGAACGAATATCGTTTTCAACCATATTATCAGAGCAAAATGCTTCTATCTTTTCCTTTGCGCTATCCGTAATACCTTTGATGGATTCAAGCATTTGATAAGCCTTATTTAAATCGTTAAGGATTCGGCTATATCTCATACCGCTCTCAGCCTTATCAGCTTTGAGCTGTTCATACCTATCCTTATAGTCAATATTTATCTGAGCACTCATGTTACTAAAGCGATTGAGCATATTACGATACAAAATATCCTTCTGCTCTAGCTTCTTTTTCAACTCTTCGTTTTCCTTTTTGAGCGCATCGCATTCAGCTTGCTTCTTATCGAAGTTTTGCATAATTGCCTTTACTTGCAAATCTGCTGGCAAATCCTTATTAAATTTCTTCATAATGTATTATTTTTATATATCAAGAAAGATATAATCAAGGCAAAGCTACTTCACCCCTTCTATATTTCTCCCAAAACTCTTTATCGTACTTAAACCCTTCCTTAAACCTATATCCGATAGTATTGCCTTTTTTGAATCTACAGCCATAGTTGTTACCTTCCTTGAATAACACCCTTTTATTACTTGATTTAGACATAATGTAAGCAATCTTTAAAGAGTGTATATTTTTAGAATGAAGCCATTCATTATCCTTAGATACACCAAGTTGGCGTGCCTTATTCTTTACCTGCCTAAGTTTGCAGCAAAACTCTTCGGCGACCTCCTCGTTTGTATGAAAAGGAAAGTATTCCTTGAATCTCTGCTCCTCTTCTTCGCTCCAGTATTTACGATGACCGAGATAACGAATATCTCCGAACTTAGCGACAAATCTAGGTGCTGCAGGCTTTGCGCCTTTTTCCTTCAATCGCCGTCGAATGGTTTCATAAGGTATTTCAACCTTCTCGCTGATTTCTGTAATCGTAAGACCCTGTGCGTACAGAGCCAACAATTCCTCATCTATAGAATGAGGATATTTCAGCACACAACACCCTTTATTACTTACTCCCATGCCAATGTTTTTAATTGTTCAATACTCTGATAAGAGATTTTGCATTTCTTATTCTCGTAGCAACCATCTTTGGCAAGAGCATTCCATAGAGCATTAAGACAGATGCCAATCTTCTCTTTATCGTACTTCAAATAAATCTCTGGGCATGTACGAAAAGGTTCAGGCTTTTTGTCTTTCAGTTGAACCACAACGACCCTCTTTGCCCTTGTTGGTCTATTACTCAATTCTATCATTCATTCACCTCACTTTCTATCTGTTTCTGTGATTCACGGATAAGCAAGTCAAGTACCTTACTAATAACATTCGGATTCTTTATGCTGTAATCACCGATATTAGTAAGGAGTTTCACCTCAACGACCATTCCGTTATTTCGCAGCAGTCTATATTGAGTATTCAACTCTTTAATTTTATCCAACTTATTCATATAAACACTATTTACTATTATACGCAAGCATATACAGCCTACGATGCTCTTTATGAGCATTGTACCAAGCTTTGGCTCTTTCGATGCAAGCTTCACGATGCTTCTGATAGTAGGTCTTGCCGTATTTACTTCTGCGCATTTTACGTTCTATTTCTGTCATAGTTACTTAATAGAGCGGAAGGAGATACTATAGAATAGACCTCCATCCGCAATTATATATTTCACAGCTTAAAAATCATAAGAATAGCAAGCGGAGCACCCTTCGGGATAATGAGGTTACGGGAGCGTGAACCGAAGTTTGTCTGCTCCTGTACCATTGTCTCGTCATTGATAGAGAGTACGAGCATTACCTCTTCTTCCTCCCCTACTTGCGTTGAAATCACATCGGAATGTTGTAAGCGGTAATCTAATTCCGTAGGAATGCCATAAAGAGCATTTGCTCTGATTGGAACAATCAAGCCACGATAGCCCTCTCTGAGAGTAATACCCATCCTTACAGGGATTCGACCTTTACGGGTTTGAATATCAGTAGGAGCGTAGATAATGAACGAACCATTATCGTCAATAGGGGAAGGAACTCCATCCTCTATTTTAAAAGGAAGTTCATACTCTTCCTCATTTTCCTCAACTTGCTCCTCACTTTGCTGCTGAGCCGTATTTTCTTGGCTCTGCTGAGCGTTCTCATTCTCCATAGGCATATTATTGCCATCTAAATTCAAAGGCTGTTCTGCGCCATTTTTCTTAGGTCTTGCCATAATTTACTCCTCCTTCTTTTCCTCGTTAGACTTCTGTTCCTTCTCCTCCTTTGTCTTATGCTCGAAGACATCGTAAACATTGGTTTTGCTGAGACCGATGATTTCGTAGTCTATCATGGTCTTCCCCATCACCTCATCAATGTTACTGATTGCTCGGTGCATAGACTTTGCTTGCACAAGATAAGTCACATTGCTACGCTTCTCCTTATTTGACTTATCATCAAAGGAAATGAATTGCAATTTCGCCTTGTACCAGCAATCATCATCATCCTTATCAGAGAAGAATACCTCTCTGTATGAAGCCTCTTGCATCGACTTAACCTTGAACTCGCCGCTGATATAAGCAGCCATTTCCTCCGTGATTGCGCTCTCACCTTCCGTAAAGGATAAGGCATCAATCGCATACTTTTCGGTCACAGATTTCTCTGAACCATCTTCTTGGGTCTTCTGGTAGCGGATTCCTACCTCAAACCAATTACTCGTTCTACTTCTCATATTTCTAATAATCTAAAACTAACTTAAATCCTATATCTAAGAAAGCTCTTATACTAAAAGGGTAAATCGTTCAAATCCTGCGCCTGTGCAAAAAGAGCATCGCAAGTAGATGCTCCATTCAGGGCTTCATAGTTTGCAGGTTTCAAACCACCGAGAATAGGCATCGCCTTCTTCTCCTCATCTGTCATTTTCTCACGAACCTCTTTAGGCAACGACTGCTTAATCATGTGAGTTTCCTCATACTTTGGATTCTTCAACGCCCAAGCGGTAAGGTCGAGATAAGCAGCCTTCGGACGATTATTTTCATCCGTACTAATGAAGATATTATTCTCTTCAATAGGGATAACCAAGCAGCGAAGCACTTCGGTTCGCCCTGGTATTTGCATAACGCCAGCTCTTTTGAGCTTCAGTAAGTTTAATTTTTCGTTATAATCTGTCATATTATATAAATTTAAAAAACATAGCCCCAAGAGAGGGAATCGAACCCTCGCCAACCTCCGCTTATTAAGAGCTGCTTAGTACGGAGTATCTTCGCATACATTCTTTAACACAGTAGAATAAATGAACTTATATATATTCACCTCTTTCCTTTAGGGTTTGATAAGAATATCGGTATCACTACCATACAGCCCACGCACACCCGTGCGATTGGTTTTCCTCGGGATAAAAAGCCCTACCGCCGTAGGGCAAAAAATAATAACCATAATTAATATTTATTTAACAATTGACATAACTGATTACCTCACGGCAATATATATCAGAACCTAAATTTAACTTTTCTAAAAGAAAGAGCCGACACCTCACGGCGGCTTAAAGGCTCTTGTTATCGACATTTTCTATATTCAATCTTATATGTAGTTATGCGTTTGGAATCAATGTATTCTGAATGAAGCTACTCATTGCCAAGTTCTGTGAAAGAATCATTGGCTGGTCGAGCTGAGTTGACTTATACATATCGGTAGCCGCATTGTACAAATCCCAAGCGGTAACCATATTGCGCTCGTAGTAGGCAATCATCATTTTCTCGGTCAAGCGACCAATCTGTGCCTGATTGAGAGGAATGACCTGAGGGTTGCGAATGCCTTTGTATTTCGTTTCAGAAGCAACACGGAGCGAGGTCAGCATACCGATGATGGTAAACATCTCCTGTGCCTTAATCTCACGATTCTTCATACGCTCAATCATTTCATCATTTGCATCAATGATACTTCTTAGATTAGCGAGCCAAGCATCAGCACATTGAAGAAGCTCATCGAGCTTGAAAGCTCCTCTTCCGCTATTGGTGTCTGAGTAGGTAGCAGCGTAATGTTCAGCACTAAGCATACATTGATTATGACAGATAACTACGTTTCTACCGATACCTAACTGAATACCCTTCTGATGAAATGATACCGCCATATTGGTTGTAATCTCATCATTACCCTCTCCTTTATCGAAGTCACGCAAGCGAATATTACAGAATACTCGGCGAAGGATATGAGCCTCTACAGCTCTATCACCCATCAAAGCTTCCTTCTCAGGCAAGCGGGTAACACCTGGAGTATTGCGGTCTTTGTTATTCGCCGCAAAGAGGTCGTAAATCTCAGCCTTATAGCCGTGCTTCTCGCACAATTCTTCCACCTGATGAATGAGGTCAAAATGATAGATGCCCTTCAAAGGCTTTCCGTACACATCATTCTCTTTCTCGGTGCGTTCAAGCTGGTCGATTGTCAGAATCTGTACCTTGGATGTCTCAAAATCCAAGAACTGATTCATGTTATCGCTCTTCAACTCTGGCTGCTTTGCAACCGCTACCTCTGCTACTTTTGGCTGTGCCATCAAATTCATTGCCATTGTGTTCATTGTTGTATCTCCTATTTTTTAATACGTTAAACAAAATAATTATTACTATATATACTATTAATCTTCAATATCATTGAGAACCTCCATGTGTTGCGTTTCTCCTACCAACTCAACATTCTGCGAAAGGTTCTTTGTGTTAAGGAATACCCATTTAGGTATGATGCAAAGATTATAGTTGCTATCTAAGGCATCATCCTTGATAATCAGTTTAGACTTAGGTACGAATACCTTTGTCTTACCTTCTTTTCCGTTGAAAAGGAAAATCTGAGCATTCTTTGACTGTTCCATCATCACATCTTTGCGACAACGGAATTTAACCAACGTTGTTACTATCTCCATATTACCTCCTTCTTTTAGTAAGCGAGCCAGATAGTGGCATACGCTAAGATAATTCCACTAGCGGCAAGAACTGCTGCCTGTACCGCATTCTTTACATCTTCGATTCTCCAATTACTTGGATTCATCATGTCTTTTTTCATTTTTCGTATCTTCTATATTAGTAGTAGGGTGGTTAGCCCTGCCGTTACCTTTCTTAGATTTCGAGTGACTGAACCTTGCGTACAATCATTGAAATATAATTGCTCTCCTTACCGCTCTCCTTCATCTTCTCATTGGTTCGCTTATCAACCTCGAAGACAATTCTACCTAAGGTATGCCCGTTGCTACAATTACCAAATGTATGATAACAGTAATCGAGATTAACGTAAACCTCCAAGAAATCATCAGGTGCATCAACCTTATCTCTTATTGCAATACTGCCTTCCAAGTGAATCTCTTTGAAGAGCATTGGCATTGTCTGAAACGATGTACTTACCAACTTCTCATACTCGTTGCCTCTATAATCTTTTTCAACCTTTATAGAAAGCTGAGCGTTGATGCCCAAGCGATGAATGGTTGTCTCAACATCATTGATGATGTAATCTAAGACCTGCTTGCTTAAAATCTCTGTTTTCATTGTTGTATCTCCTATTTTTAATTTATTAATAATTTCTACATTAATTATATGCATCAAAAGCTATTTTATTAACTTTGATACCGCAAAATTAATAACTTTTTCTCAGACTGCCAAATTTATTAATAGGTATTTTTAATTTATTAATACTTCTTATTAGTTTTTTAATAGATTTTAAGCGAATATCTCAGATTTTCTTTATAATTTTGCGGCATGAAAAGGAAAGTGCTATTTTCCAAGCAAAGAAAAGAATCATATATGCCCAATCAATACAAGTGAAAGGGTTCGATATACAAACCAAGCAGAATGATAGATAGCACCTTTCATCTGTTTGGTTTTTACATTAATATATATAATGATGAAAAGAATAAGAATAGGAATACAGGAAGCTAAGTTTGCTCTGAGCGATAAGAATCGCTTGGATGCCTTCTGTTTGCTTCTTAAAATAAAGCTCTTATTCCGCTCATCAGACCTTAACCTTGTATCATACAATCATTGCGCCAAATTATTGCATATCGACAATAATAAATTGAAGAGACTGCTTGAATATGGTTGCAAGATAGGGTATTTCCGTTTTGAAGAGAAAAACGGAAAGAAGAGATTCATTGCACGCAGCATACATTCAAATGATGGATATAGTTATAAGCTTCGCAAGGATGATTTGACGAAGATGACATTCCCTGCCCTCAAAAACCTTTTGAGAAGGATTGTCATAGAGAACCAAGTTAGAATGCAAGAGGACGTAATCAATACGCACAATAAGGGGACGAATGGGAAGAATGTGAAGACTATTCGCAAGGCTCTCAAACGTGAAAGTCGTATGTTGAGGAAGAAGTTTAGCGATAACAAAGGTTTATCTTATGACAGAATCAAGGATGTTATCTTTGGTACGATGTATCAAGCATTCAAAGTCACAAATCAGCTTGTAAACAGAGGTATCATCAATAAGCGCACAAGAATCAAGGAAGTAAGGTGCGATGAAAAGGTATGTACCAATAATATGGCTATCACGGATATTGAAGGTTCGGTAATTGTGATAAGCGCAAAAAATAGAAGTGCATTTTCCATTGAATCGAATATCTATCGTATGCAGATGGACGATGCTATATCAATATCTCATCACGGCATGAGAAGAAAGGAGGCAAAAATGTAGTTTATGTAAAATCAAAAATAATAAAATAAGGGTTGATGGCTTTAATTTAATTTATTCCCTTATTGGGGCGACAGCCCCAAAGATAATTAACTAACGGGCGCACGTATGCCCCCACCCGATTAATAATAACAAAGGAGATACGAAATGGAGAAAAAGAAAAATTGGCTCGATACTTACCTCACACCAGCAAAAGAACTTGTTGGATATGAGTGCTATGTAAGTTGTGATTATGAAGATAAGTTCGCAACAGGTAAATTTTCGGTTATCATCATTAAGAACGGAGAAGTTGTAGTAAAAGAGAAAAATCACATCTATTGCGCTTCAAAGGCAGTCGTTATCGTAGAAGCGATACTGTTTATGATGCAAAAATGCGAGAATGCCGATATTATCACAATACACTCGGAATATTTTAAAAATTACTTCGCCTTTTTCAACGAGGCGAGAAAGGCTAACGCACAAACAAAGAAAAACTATCTGAGCTTATACAAAAGCTTTAGAAAGGATGCGGAAGTTATCTACGACCTCACTACTTGGTATAAGAGAAACGAATATGATGATGAGGTTGAGAAAATGTTAAGTGATAACTAAACTATAGGAGATATGCAAAATGAAAAATGAAACGAAATTAAAGAAACTGATGTCCTTCTTAGATGAAAACGGCATCAAGTACACTACACCTCGAAAGAGAAAAGAGGGAAGTGCTCACCTCTTTATCGGTCAGTACATGATTGCTGTAAAGATAGAGGGTGAAGATGATACATTATTCTTCAATAAGCATAAGAGAGGAAAGCATCCTTTCTTTATCAGAACTTCGGAGACCCCGAAGTTTATTATCGAAAAGATGCAAAATCTGATTACGAGAATGATGTTAATACAGCAAAAACATTTCATGGAACAAAAAAAGTAATTATATGGAAAGACTTAATTTTAAGCTAGAGTTCGCTGATAATGGGGTTATTGTCACAGATGATAGCTCTGGCTGTGTAAACGTCTATCAAGAAAAAGAAGACGGCAATTATCACGAATATACGAAGAGAGCTATCAGCGAATCCGTAGCTGACACCATTGCTCATCTTTTGCTTGATGGCACGGAAAAATTGAAGCAGAAGTCGATTTACAAAATCAAAATTGAGATAAGATAATATGTTATACACAAAGAAAGAAAAGAAGCCCAATACGGCAGTTAAATATGAGGTGCGTGAGTTTATCCACGGCGGCATTGAATATGCCACAGATTGCCCTTTTGGTGAGCGTGGGAGATATACACACGCTCTGCATAAGGTCGGTGCTATCGAATGCAATCTTTGCAAGTATCAGAAGAAAAACAATACAGAAGCAAGGGTTGTAAGATGTATGCATCCATTATTAAAGGAATCAGCAGTTAATAAACCTTTTAAAAAGTAAGAGTTATGATAGAATCAATGAAGATACGTGAAGGGTTGGTGTTTACCTTGCCTATAGAACCAAATCAGGTGATTGTTATAGGTAACAACAATAGAATCTATGTTTACAATATTGAGGAAGGTAAATATGCGCTTATCAATGTGTGCCCTCTTAGATTGAAGGTAATTAAGGTTGATAAATCTATTGTAGAATGCAATACTATAGCAGACGAATACAATATTCCATATAAAGAGAATATCCCTATTCAGTTTGAAGAGATTGCCAAAAATGGTACGGCTATCACAGAGGAAAAGGAAGAAATGGTTAATCATCCTAACCACTACGCTTGGTTAAAGGAACTCTGCGGCATAGAGCCGATTGATATTTGCCGACACCTTGATTTCAACTGCGGCTCGGCTGTAAAGTACCTCTTACGCAAGGGAAAGAAGGAAATGAATCTTTCCGAGCGTGAACAGAGAGTGCAGGATTTGAGCAAAGCAATCTTCTATCTACAAGATGAGATTGATATGATAAAGAAAAGCAAATGAAATACTCGAAGGCTTTAATCAGACAAATTCGCTGTGACCTTCTTTCGCATACAACCGATGCGGAGAAGGCTGCGGCGAAAATCTGCACTCTGTTAGGATATAAAGTGATACCACAACAACCGATAGTTACGGGCAGAAAGCTATACTTCGCAGATATATATCTGCCAGAGATAAAGACTATTGTTGAACTCGATGGTGGCTACCATTTTACTAAAGACCAAAAGCGCAAGGATGGTAACCGCTCTTCGGGTATATGGCGGCTCGGGTATCATGTAGTGAGATTGAGCAATCACGATGCTAGGAATCCGAAGAAGGTCAAAGCAAAGATAGATTTGATACTACGCAAGGCAAAGTAACCAAGAATATTGGTCATCTTGCCTTTTATTTTTGTTTCTTAATAACTATACATAAATTAAAGGAAAACCGCTTAGACCGCAAGAAAATCGCTGAAAATAGCATTTGTTTACACAGCTTCTATTATTTACCATTATTTTATTAATAGAAATAGTAATTTTGCAATCGGAAATTATTTATTAACGTTTAAAATAGAATTACTATGACAATAAAGGAAAAAGTGCTTACTTCTGCCAAAACATCATTTGCAAAGTATGGTTTGAAGAAGGATGAACTTTCAAAGCTGGTTGACCTGATTGTTGCAAGTCGTGGTCTAACAGATGAGTCAAAGGACGAGGATGTAACGAGTGCTATCTCGGCAGTTGAACCTTATGTTGGTATGATGCAATCATCATTCAATCGTGCGGTCAGCGAGACAACGAAGAAATTCGATGGATGGATTGACCCTAACGACCCTAACCATAAGCCTACTCCGCCAATTCCTCCTACCCCTCCAGTACCTCCAACAGGGCTTACGCAAGAGCAGGTTCAGCAGATGATTGCCGAAGCTACAAAGAAGAGCACTCAGCAAGCTGTTAATGAAGCTGTAGCCGCCGCCATTGCTCCATACAAGGAAAAGGAAGAAAGAGCACGTCTCAACGACCTTTTTAGCAAGAGTGAGAAGTTGAAGGAAGTCCCAGAGCAGTTCCGTTCACGTTATCAGCTCGACAAGGAAGAGAATCTTGAAACTCTCGCACAGCAATGTGCCGATGATTGGACTGCATTGAAGCAGTCGCTTGTTGCAAGCGGCTGCTTCGTTGAAGCTCCTAAGGCGACTTCTCCTGAAGACGAGAGAAATGATTTCATTAAGAGAATGCAAGGCTTCTCAGAGCGTAACGCTCCAAAGGAGTAGGACATTCTAAGGAATTATGTTAAACTCTTAAAAAGAAGAAAATTATGTCAAACAGAGGCTATTTTATGCATAGAACCAAGCCAGAGGATATTAAGGAAGCACTTTGGCTTGAAGAGCAGTGTCTTCGCCGACAGGGTGGTTACGACCTCGACCGCACCAACCTTCCAGCTACATTGAAGTTTGTTGCAAAGGGTACAATTCTCAGATTTGTAACTGGTGGTAAAGCACAGGTTGTGAAGACTGCAAAGGTTGTAGAGAAGGCTGATAAGGCTGCTACAACCTTAAAGGTTGCTAGCGGTTCTTTATTCCAAAATGGTGATAAGATTGCTGGTGCAACTATCTCGGCGATTGCTTCTAATGATGGTGTAGATACATTGACAGTGTCACCACTCGAGAATGCGGTTGCTAAAGATGCGATTGTATCAGATTATGATAAGACTAAAGATGTACTTCTTGGCTTCTCATACGATACTCTCGATATTAGAGACGCAGATGCTTCTATCGCAGCAACTCCTACCTTACAGGTAATGGAGGTAGAGGAAGATTCGCTCCCTTACCCTATTAATGACGAGATTAAGGCTGGCATCAATGCAAATGGTGTCGCTTTGTTTAAGATTCAGTAACCTTTAAAAGTGGAGATTATAGATTATGAATAGTATTTTGAAAGATTTGCAAGACCCAAAGTCTTTTCAGTCTTACATTGACGAATACATGAAGACTTCCACCTACAAGGCTGAGTGGAAAAACGAGTTGAAGCCTGTCGAGTATTGTGCTGCAAAGGTATATCAAGCAAATATGGCAACCTATGCTGCTGCTATGGTCGGTTCTGTAGTCGCTAAGAACGCAGAGCGTCCATTGCATACCATGCCTGATTGGGGTCAGCTTACGGGCTCTATCGGTCGTATCGCCGATGAGTGGGAGCTTGATAACGACTACCTCGACCAGATGCACCTTTTGGAGGGTAAGTATAATGATATGTCGGGACGTGGCGGCTATACGCAGTCACAGCTCAATGCTAAGTACGATGAGCTCATTAAGTACTCATTCAAGCCTTTTGAGTTGGCGGTTATCGCTCCTCATAAGCGTATTGATATGTTGTACTTCGAGGGATTGTTTAAGGGTACTCAGACTGTATCACGTACAAACAACTCTAAGGCTAACGTATCTTACACCTTTGATTTGGGTGTCAAGCAGCTCTCTGCTACCACAAATTGGGGTGAGGTGAACGCAACTCCTATTGAGGATATTAAGAAGTTGAAGGACGAGGCTCGCAAGAAGGGTCGTAAGATTCTGCGTCTTCGTATGTCTGAAAACACATTCTTCGCAATGTGCAAGGCAAAGGAGATTAAGGACACCTTCCGCTTGAACCTTGGTGAGATTACCATCAATCCTGCTGCACCGATGATTAGCGTTGACCAGATGAATATCTATCTGCGCTCTGTCCTCTTGCCAACAATTCAGATTGATGAGGATAAGTTTGTTGAGCTGCCTGACAAGACTGTTTACAACCTTATCCCAGATAACCGAGTTGTTGCAATGTGCGCCGAGAAGGTGGCTGTGCCTAAGTGCGCAGAGTGCTTGGAGGCTATTGACCCAGTACCAAATGTTTCTTACTCTACATACGATAACAACCTTATCGGTTATTGGAGAGACAAGAAGGGTTATCACCTTACCAACGAAATGTGGATGCAACCTGTATTCGATGGTATTGAGGACTTCTTTATCTTGAAGGTTGGTGCTTAATGCACTGACCCTCAGTTATAAATATATTGATTTAATAAGTGAAACTTCATAAAATAACAAGATTAGCATGACAATTTCAGAAGCCATAGCAAGCGAGATTCAGCCTTTCTCTACCTCAGATGAGACCTTGGAGAAGATGTTTATTGATGCTGCTGACAGATTCAGCATCACGGCATCCGTGGCTGATGAATACTCTGTAGCGGTAAAGAAACCCGTAGCCTATGCGGCTATGCGTATCCTCTACAAGATGAATCCATTATCAAGTGAGAATATTGGCGGTATCTCTCAGAGTTACAAGAACGACAAGAAGCTCATTGATAAGATGATTAAATCTATTGCGAAGGATGCTGGATTGGATGCTGACCTTGTTATTGACAGCACTTCTGATGATTATTGGGTTCAGAGTGTGAAGGTATGGTAATCAAATAGATAGCGTATGAACTTTGAAGATATACTTAAAGTAAAAGGTGCTCCACAAGATGGCTTTGATGAGGACGGAAATCCTATCGAACAGCCCGAAGGAGAATGGCAAACCTTTGGAAAGTGCGTTATTTTGCCTAATTCGCAGGCGAAGATTATTACTCTGGTAGACGGGCAGCAGTACGTGTATTCGCACGAAATCTATGCTCCTCTCTCAAAAGAAAAATACCCTCTCATACCGAAGGAAGGCGAAAAGGTTTGGATAACCAAGAAAGATGGCACGATTGATAAGGAAATGGAGGTTAAAGGCTTCGTAACCTTAAAGAAACGCTATCTTAGAATTTGGCTCTAATAGGCAGCAATATGGCAAAGATTGAATTACAAATCAAAGGTCGTGAAGCATTACAGAAAAGGTTGAACGAAAAGAGGCAGCAGATTATCAGCTATCTTAATATGCGTTTGATGCAACTTGCCGAAGAAGCGGTCACCTATTCTAAAGATAATAAAGGTTATCAAGACCGAACTGCAAATTTAAAGAACTCAATTTCTTTCGCTCTCTACCTTGATGGGCAACTCATCACCTCGGCAGTTGGTAAGATTCCAAAGGCAGAAGAAGCGGAAGGAGGACAGGAAGGCGTAAGTGCTGCACTCAGTGAGTATGCACACAAAGAAGGGGTAGTAGCACCCAAAGGGTACTCTCTCGTTATTGTGGCTGGCATGAACTACGGCAAATATGTAGAGGATAAAGGCTACAACGTCTTACACCTTACAAAGTATTTCCTTCGTGACGAAATGAAGAAGATTTTTGAAGAAGTAGCTGAAATGATTAAAAGCGATAGTTAGATATGATACTCGGAGATAAAGCGGTAACGGCATTATTTAAGTATCTCAATGAAAATATTGAGAGCATAGGCATAAAGAAAGGGCGTATCTTTAAATATGAGATACCCGAGAAGTTGGCTATTGGTGATTATATCGCCATCAATCATCTTCCCTTTGTGTATAGTGATGCCATAAATGAAGGTGTAGTGAATCTGAATATTCATTGCCATAAGACCTTATCTAACTTACCTAACACAAAGAAACTCTCTGATTACTCAGAAAAGATTCTTTCTCTGTTTGGTGATGGTACTTATCTTGGTGGCTGCTACTTCGATTTCTACTCTATCTCTCGCCCAACTCGTGATAGTGATAACACTTATTACGTCAATATGAAATTTAATGTAACGTACAATAATTTAAAAGAATAAAACTATGGCAAAGAATGGTGTATATGGCTTGGAAAGCTTTAGTTTTGCCGATTGTGTCGAAAATGGCGGCTATCCTACAGCATGGAGCGACAAAATTAAGGCTATCGTTTCTGGTGGTTTGAGTTTTAACGACCAGGCAGCACAGACATCGGATGTAGAGGTTGAGGATTCAGAAGACCCTTACGCAGTGCTGACTACATCAGCCGCAACAAAGGGCTTCACCTTGCAGACATACGATTTCTCAGAAGATAACTTCACGAAGCTTCTTGGTTATACCAAGGATGCTGGTAGCGACGGTAAGGATGCTTGGTTAAATGAGCTTCCGCAAGAAACCGAGATTTACAAGGCTGTACAGATTGTGACTAAGGATTTGGATGATATTCCTTCTCGCACCTTCCAGTGGTCTAAGATGAAACTTACAATCACACGCAGTGGTTCTATCGGTAAGAGTGGACTTCCTAATCTTAACATTGAGTTCCGTCAGATGGCGGTATTCGATGCAAAGGGTGACAAGAAGAGCGGTCATCGCAATATCCTTACAAAAGATATTAGTGCTGCGGCTATTAAAAAGTAAGTAAAGCTTTTATTTTTTATATGATTTAAAATTAAACTTCAAAAGGCGGTGAGGTAAGGGAACTTTCCCAAGCCGCACCGCTTTTTATGTTATAAAACATATTTTGATATGAAAACATCAGATAAGGAAAAAGTAGCAAAGACACTTTCCGAGGCATCTGTAAAGATTAAGGTTGGTATGTTTCGCTTTAAAGTAAAGCCACTTACCTTTATGCAGATTTATGAAATGGGTGTATTCGGTAACTCTATCAAAGAACCAACATGGAAGGAAGGCGATATGATGAATATCATCCCTCTTTTGTTTGAGCACTCTGAGACAGCTCGTTTAATGAGCGAGATTTTTATCGTGTGCGCCTTCCGCAAAAAGTGGGCACGCAAAGTATGGGGGCGATATATACGCAAGCATCTTGATATTATGGCATTCAATAAGCTTGTGAAGTTTATAAGTGGTTCTTTCAATGCAAATTTTTTCTTAACCTCTATAACTTTCCTGACCCAGACGAAGATAATGACGGAGCCGAAAACGACTCCCCGTGGGCAACAATCGGAGCAGTAATGAAGTACTTTCGTATGAGTTACGAGGAGGTCGTATTTAATCGCTCATACCTTAATATCATTCTGCTTAACCGCTCGATTCCGTCCTTTAATACAAATACCAAGGATGAACCGAGAAAAGGCAGCAGACAGCAAAAAAAGCCACAAAAAGAGTATCATAAGATAGATAAGCCAATCTCTGCTAATGATTTCTTTATGGGCTTTATGTAATAATCACATAAATAAGCAAACAATATGGCAGCAGCAGATGAAATACTTGGAATCAGCGGACAGATGGATATTTCCGATATTCAAGCATCACTTGATAAGCTTTGTGATGGTTTGAACCGTGTCGGCGTTGATACAGAAGCCTTATCTCAGAGAATGAATAAGGCACTTAACGATGTGGCGCAATCCGATGAAGACCTTGCGACAAAGACCACCAAGGCTATGCAGGTTCTCAAATCTGCTATGGATGAAGCTACGAAGGGGATTCAGTTAGTACCCGAAATGATTGATACTGCTAATAAACGAGTAGAAACCATTGAAGGTACTATCGGTAAACTTAACGAGCAGTTAGCTAAGACGGAAAAAGGTTCAGAGGCATTCGGTTCACTTACTAAGCAGATTGATGCTCAAAAGCATTCTTTGGAATTGGCGAAAGGTGATGTGAAAGACCTAGTTGAATCTTATGATGGTGTTAGAAACTCTATCTCTCAGGTAAATGGTGCGTATCAGGCATTAAGTGCTTTCTCCGTAGCAAGCACAAGCGCAAATAGTGTTCAGTCTGCAACAAATATCGCTGTAGGTGCTACGGCTACAACGGCAGCAACCGCTACATCAGCAGAAGCAGCGGCACACGTGGCTAATGCCGAAGCGGCAACACAGAATGCCGAAGCGGAAAATCAGAACGTAGAGGCAACCAAACATCTTACAGAAGCCTTGCAGCAGTATATTTCCGTTGCTTCGGGTCGTGCCGAGATTGAACGAATGCAATCAGAGAGTGCAAAGGAGCTGAAAGAGGATATGAAGTTGTACGAGAAGGCTATTGAAGAAATTCAGAATAAACTTGGTACAACTGACTTTGCTAAAAATATTGAGGAGGCAACAAAGAAGATTGAGGTACAGAAATCAAAGATTGAGGATTACAAGAATGCTATTGCAAATCTTTCTGCTGCGGATAACGAAACGGGAAATGGTGCTAACTACTACAATCAGCTTATAGAGAAAGCACAGACAAATATTGATGCCCTTCAATCAAAAATCAATGATTGGCAAACAGAACAGCAGCGACTTAATGCAGACCTTCAGCAATACAATGCTCTTCTCGAAGCTGCGAATAAGATTCAAGGCGGTTCAACTATCGTTCAGTCAGATGCAACCTCAACAGTAAAAATCAACGTTGAGGACACATCATTATCAGAGCTGACTTCTAAGCTTGATGAGAGTAAGCAGAAATTGCAAGATTTGGAGGCAGAAGTTTCTAAGATGGATGGAAAGCCACTTGGAGAAAAGCAGAAAGAAGATTTGCAGAAACTACAGTCTGAGATTGAAAAGACAAAGAATAATATATCTGTATTGCAAGAGGCTATCCGTGAAAAGAACGAAGAGACTTTTATCGGTAGATTTCGCAATCAGATTTCCGATTTCGGGCAGAAGATTTCCGATTTCGAACAGAGCATAAAAGATAAAATCACTCAACCTATTGATGAGCTGAAAGCAAAAGTAAGCAGTTCTTCTATCGGTCATCGTTTTAGTGAGGAGTTCGCACAAGCAAAGTCTGGTCTAAGTGATTTTAAAGACGGTATCATCAATGTAATGACTGCCAATGGTAAGTTGCAAGGTGAGATTGGTAAGGTCGGTGAAGCTTTCAAGGCTCTTGGTATTCCCGTAACGGGGTCTCTTACAGCTATCAAGTCTGTAACAAAGGCTCTATGGGGAATGTGTGCAACACCTGTGGGGGCTGTAATTGCTGCAATCGCTCTTGCTTTCAAGGCGGTGCATACATGGATGACTAAATCCGCAGAGGGTCAGAAGGTCTATACAAAACTGATGGCTTACTTTGGTTCTCTTGCTAAGTCTATCACAGATATTGTGATTATCTTCGGAGAATACTTGTACAAGTGCTTCACTAAGCCAAACGCTCCTCTTCGTGACTTCGGTAACAATTTCGTGAAGACGTTCAAAACCGCCGTAAAAGCTGCGGTGAACCTTATTGGTGGTCTTGGAACTACCATTAAAGGTGTATTAAATATGGACTGGGATACCTTTACTGCTGGTCTTAAAAAGACTTGGGATGGAATTAAAGGTGCTGGTGAAACTGTTATTGATGTATTCAAAACGAGTGTGTCAGGTGCAATAGGCGCAGTTAAGACCGCTTATGATGCTTTTGCGAATGATGATTTATCAAAAAAGTTGATGCCTGCTTTTAATGGAATATTTACAAAGGCAAAGCAAGCGGCTTCCCTTGCAGGCAAGATTCAAGAAACACAGATAGCTATCAAAAAAAACGCTGAGAACCAATATAAACTTGAAGGAAAAATAGCTGAGATAAAAAATAAGATATATACTTTGCAAGGAAAGGAGAAAATCGCAGCCATTGAGGAGGCAAAGGCTCTTGTTAAGCAGAAATACGATTTTCAGATAAAGCAGCAGCAAAAGCTCGTTGAGTTACATGAGAAGCAAGCTAAATTGCATACTCAATCTTTGGAGGATATTGCCGCTGAGCGTGAGCTTAGAATGCAGGTTCTTAGAACGCAAGTTCAACAGAATAGTGAACAGAGAATGCTCATCAGACAAGAGGAAGCAGCAAAACGTTCTCTTGCTAATAAAAGTAAGACCGATGCAAAGAAGGATGCTACTCAGCAAAAGCAGATTAATTCAGCAGAGGGGAAGCTTGATGATGTTATCTATAAGAATGCTTATGAGAGAGCAAAAGCTTGGCAATCTTTGGAACAGGAAGTAACCGATGCAAAGATTAAGGCGATGAAAGAAGGCGAAGAGAAGGTCATTGCCGAGCGCAAAAGAGAGCTATCCAAAGAAATTGAGCAGATTGAAGAGCGAAAGAATGCAGCTATCAAGGCAGAGCGTGACCGACAGAAAGCTGAATTTGACGCACAGCAATCTGTTATCAAGGCAAAGGGTGGTAAGGCTGATACTTGGGATGATAAGAAACATCTTGATTCAAAGAATATTAAGAAGATTACCGAGCAGTACACCATCATTGAGCAAAAGACTGTAGAATCATATAATAATGAAATTTATGCCGATGAATTGAAATCATATCGTGAATACTTAAAGGAGTATGGCAACCTCGAACAACAGAAGCTCGCCATCGTTGAGGAGTATAATGAGAAAATCAAAGAAGCAAGGGCAAAAGGTAATCTTTTCGAGGAAGCAAAGTTGAAAACTGACCTTGAAGAGCAGCTAAAGAAGCTCAACTTTAATGATTTCAAGGATTCTATTAACTGGGATTCTGTTTTCTCTGATATTGGGAGATTGAGCAAATCTTATCTCGAAGACCTAAGAAAAAAGCTCAAAGACCTTCTCGGTTCGGGTACTCTTGATATTGATGATATGAAGGTTGTGTCTGAACAGATTGGTAAGATTGATGATGCAATTTCAGAGCAGACAGATAAATGGGGTTGGTCTAACGAGAAGGTGCGTGAATATAATCGGCTCTTGCAAGAGGCTGCTGACGCACAAGAGAGGTTAAATCTTGCACAAGGCAAACTTAATAAAGAACAGAGGTCAAACGAAAACCTTAAAGAGTATATTGAGTATATATTCAGAAGTAAGGGCGTTGATGTTCAAACGGGTGATATAACTTCACAAAATAAAGAAAAACTCTTAGGAAATAAGAGCCTTTTCAGTGAAACAGAACTATCTAAGTTGAAAGGTCTGTTTGATGAGTTAGCCGTTTCTGAGGTAAAGGTCGGTAAGGCAACAAAGGACGTAAAGAAGGCACAAGAAGATGCAAATATATCGCAAGATAAGGCAAGAAAGTCAATTAAGGAGATTGCTAATGAATGGGCAGAAAGCATCGGTAATGTTGCGAAGAAACTACAAGAGGCAAGCGAATTGATTGATGCTCTCGGCTTCGGTGATTCTGACCTTGGGAAGAAGCTTAAAAGTGGTGCAGATGCCTTCAACAAGGGTTCGCAAGCGGCATCAGACTTTGCTACGGGCAACTATATCGGGGCAGCTATTAACGGTGTAGGGGTTATCAAATCGCTTGGTAGTGCTCTTGGTATCGGCAATGGCAGTAATGCGAAGGAAGTTGCGGAGACTACCAATCGCCTTACAGAATCAAACGAGCGATTGCAATACTCTATTGAGCAGTTGAAGAGTTCGATTGATAAGACTTCGGGAATGAGTGCCGTAAGCTATTATCAAAAAGCCTATGATGCACAGAAGCAAATTAATAAGCAGAGTATGGAAATCCTTCAATCGCAGATGGGTTACCACGGCTCGCATCACTCTAATGCTTATTATTGGAATCTGTCAGCACAGGACTATGCGGCTATCAATCGCACGTTAGCACAGCAGTCAGCGGTCAGAGGAGGCTATATTAATTCTACGATAAACAAGGTAAGTTCTTTGGAGGATATTTATAAGCTCACCCCAGAGCAGATGAAGGATATTCGCACATACAACCAAGATGTATGGAAGAATATGACCGACCAAGGTAAATATGATAAAACCGAATATTGGGAGAATTATACCGACCTTGCCGAGAAGCTTGAAGAGCTGACTGATAAAATCAATCAGAATCTTACGCAGACAACCTTCGATTCGTTAAAGGACAACTTTATTAGCAATCTTATGGATATGAGTAAATCGGCGCAAGATTTCGCAAATGATTTCACAACGAAGCTCAATAAGTCTATGCTTAACTTTGCCGTTGATGACCTTGCTAATAAGAGACTTAAAGCCCTTTATGAAAAATGGGCAGATAAGATGAAGCAAGGACAGCTCTCCAATAACGATTTGAATATACTTAAAAAAGAGTATGATAACATCGTTGATGAAGGTTTGAAGATAAGGGATAATATTGCTGCAATGACGGGATATAAGGAAGCGCAATCTCAGCAGACAGCAACGGGTAAGGCTATTGAGGCTATCACCGCAGACCAAGGAAGCAGCCTTATCGGTATCGGTTATGCGGTGCAAATTGCCCAAGAGCAAGGTAATGAGGTTCGTAAGGCTATCGCAGTTGATATTTCTTTTTTGCGCATCTATGCTGAGCAGACATATAACAATATCTCAGAAATGCGAGATATTCAGTATCAGGGGTTGGAGCAGTTGGAAGCAATTAATAAGAATACTGCACCTATTATATTGATACGTGAGGACATCGCAAGTATGTATAAATTAATGAAGGATAAGTATTAAGTTATGAAGAATGATGCTTTTATTAAATTGGTCGATGAAGCGGATTCAGCTTACATTGACCTTGATACTTTCGGTATTACATTGGTAAGGGGTTGGCGAGAAGCCTTGCTGACCCCAGCACCAGTAAAAAGCTATGTGACGAACAATAGCCGATTAGAGCATGGACAATCGGTTATCGCCACATCGAAGTATGCCAAGAAAGATAAGCGTGACGTAAGTATCTCTTTCTTTCTTGAAGGCGGTTCGGAAGAAGATTACTTACTGAAATATGAAGCTTTTCTTAATAAGATAGCTTATTCGGGTGAGTTTTGCTTAAAAGTTCCTCGCTTAAAGAGGGTTTTTAAACTTGTTTACACGCAATGCTCGCAGTTTGGTGATTATGGCTTAAAAAGAGGTAAATTTGTACTCAAATTAACGGAGTACAACCCGAATGATAGAATTAAATTATGATTAAGATATATGATATAAACGATAAATTGCTGATGCAAGCAGAAGTAACATCAGCGGCGAAGAGAGAACAGGAAATGTCTAAGTCTGATTACATTACTCTGTCTTTCTCCGCTGCTGAGAAAGTTATTCTGCCCGTTGGTGCGTATATTAATTATACATATAAGATAGACAAAGTAAGAGAAGTGACAAGGAAGTTCCTTCTCTTAGAATCATACGAGCCTATTCAAACAGATGAATGCTCTTGGAAGTACACTCCTCAGTTTCAGCACCCAAAGATGATTCTGTCTAAGACCCCATTTTTTATCTATACCCGTAATTCACAGAATGTAGAGGTAAAACAAAATGTATGGTCTTTCGTTGGCACAACTTCCGCTCTCAGTGGTAAGATTGCAGATTTCCTTAATAAGGATTTGATGTTTGGCGAATGCGGATGGAAAGTTATCTTTTCAAATGTAACGGCAAATACTGTCAATGTATCATTCAGCGATAACGATTTTATTTCTGCACTTACAGCGATTACAAATGCTATCGGAGATAACTGCGAATGGCATATTGACTATGATGATGAATTTATCTATATTGGTAAAGTCTTGGTCGGCGCAACTCCTGTTGTTTTGGAAGTTGGAAAGAATGTAGGTGTACCAAATATTAACAATAGTAAGGAAAGTTATTATAACGCTTTTTCTATCTTCGGTGGTACAAGAAATATTACACAAGTAAATAGCAAAGGTGAGAATGTATCATCTGGCGATATTCGTCTGCAATTAGATGAGGGCAATGGTACAATATCAATAGACGGAAAGGAACGCTCCTACTCTATTGATAAGTATTCTACACTTGACCTAAGAGTGGATAAAATAAATGAACCTCTCTTTACGAAGGTACTTGATTTTTCTCAAATTTTCCCTTCGCTCAATACCTATGTATATAATGTGCGTGGGAGAGTTAAGTATGTGCTTGATGAGAATAATGAGAAAATTCCTATCTCGTATAATACTGACGGCTCAGTTAAGGAATACAAGACCTTTACTGTATGGTATATGAGATTGGCTTATCCAACAACAGAAAAAGTAGAAGGAAAGACGATTATCAATACAACAGTTGATGATGGCGTTACTCATTACTGGTACGACTTTCAGATTACCGATAATTTACTTATCAATGGAAAGAATATCGGCTGCTCGTTCGAAGCTAATTTTAATACGGGTGCGCTTTCTACTCCCCTTGCAGGACGTGGCTCTAATGGCGAATATGTAGGATTTGAGCTTACTTATCATAAAGAGGCATCATCTTCGCACACGTCAGACGATGTTAGTGATAGTAATTTCTCCGTATTGGCTGGTGATTATGAAATCATCTATCAAGAGGATAATGAGGTTATCATACCTACAAACGCTGCTGAAATGCTCATTCCTCGTGGAGAAAGTATGCCTTCTTTAAAGTGTAATATCACGGTTCTCTATAATATCGCAATGGCTGATACTATCTATTATGAGGATGCTCAAAATAGATTGTTAGAGAAAGCGAAGGAGGAGATTGTGCGATTACTCTCTGATTTGAATAACTACGAGGTTAAGTCATACACAGATGTATTCTTAGAGAATAACCCTCAACTGCAAATCGGACAGAGTGTGACGTATAAGGACGGACACGGATATGAGCTTGCGACAAGGGTATTGAAGCTATCTACCAATATTGATTACGACTTTATTCAGTCGATTACAATAGGCAATCAAGTAATTAAGGGTACTATCACGCAGCTCAAAGAAGATGTACAGACAATAATTGCGAGCGGCGGAAGTAGCGGTAGTGGAGGTGGTTATTCCGTTTCTCAGCTAAGAAACCTCATTGCAAAGTATGGAAGTGATAACTTTCTGTCTAAGCAGTTTGACGACACCGCCAAGGGTACTATCATCTGGGAAAAGGTGCAGAAGCTTCTAAGTGGTTTGCTTGTCAGTAACTTCAATTCCGAGAACGGCGGCTCATGGACTCCCGATACAGAAGGTCGCTCGCATCTCATCACCGATTACCTGGAGGTGAGAATGAAGGCTATCTTCGAGGAACTGGTTATCAAGAAAACCTCCACCATCGGTGGTAAGGAGATTATCTCTCCTGCTGGCGGTGTGGTGGCTCACAAGGTAGAAGAGGTTACTGTGACATATAACAATGTGTCACAGAAGGCATATCGCTGCTATTTCTTAGCAGAGCAGGAAGGCGATTCTGTAAATAATGATTTCGCTGTTAACGACCAAGTGCGCTCGGAATCATTCAATGTACGCAAGGGCACTTACCACAAAGTTGGCAATCACTTCTATTGGCGATTGGTAATCGGTCGTGATGAGGAACCTGTGGAGTTGGAAGGAAAGAAGTATCACTACATCGACCTCTCCGATACCGATTGCGCTACGGCAAGCGATGTTCCTGCTAAAGGTGATGTGTTGTCGCAGTGCGGTAATAGAACCGATGTAGAACGTCAGAACTGCCTTATCTTCTCGGCGGTAGATACCTATTCGCCATCCGTCAGCCTCTATCACGGCATCAACAGCTATTCCTTTGCAAACAAGGAATACGTAGAGTATGGTGTGAATAAGCAGAATAACAAGGCATTCTTCAACGTCTATGGTGATATGTATGTAGGTGATAGACCTACAAAGGAGAATGGCTATGAGGGCAGCTCTTATATCAGATATGATAGCAGCACTAAGCAAGTGTCTGTTAAGGGTAAGATTTCCTCTAAATCCACTGTGGATGGCAAGGAATTGTCTCAGTATATCAAGGAGAACTCAGCAAAGGGTTTGACCGAGGAGCAGGTAAACAATCTCATCAAGAACTCGCAGGTCATTGCCGACTTGCAGAATCAGGTGGATGGGGCTATCGAAACGTGGTTCTATGATGGTGTTCCTACCTTGGAGAATGCCCCAGCCAACAGTTGGAAGACCGATAAGAATAAAGAAACCCATCTTGGCGACCTTTATTACGACAACAAGACGGGCAAGGCATACCGCTTTGCCAAGGATGGCAACACCTATAAGTGGACTATCATTGCAGATACCGACATCGCCAAAGCCCTTTCCGATGCAAGCAAGGCACAGGAGACCGCAGACGGCAAGATGAAGGTGTTCAGTGCCCAGCCTATTCCGCCTTATCAGTTGGGCGACATTTGGGTAAACGCTACTTATCCTACAGATGGAAGAATCTACAAGAATGAAATCCTGCGCTGCCAGACTGCCAAGGCAAAAGGTTCGTCATTTGCCATCGCTGACTGGACTAAGGCTTCCAAGTACACAGATGATTCAGCCCTCAATACCTTCAAGGAAGAGTACAAGAACGATATGGCTAGCTACAAGGAGCAGCTTGATGAAAAAGTGGAGACTTGGTTCTATAACTATGCTCCTACTACTCAGAATAAGCCTGCTTCCGACTGGAATACCGATACATTGAAGTCGCAGCACGCAGGAGACCTGTTCTACAATACGTCAAATGGTTACACATACCGATGGACGGGTACGGCATGGGCGAGAATCAAGGATAACGACATCAACACTGCTATGACCGCAGCAAGCAAGGCGCAGGACACGGCAGATGGAAAGCGTACCGTTTTCACCTCTCAGCCTACTGTTCCTTATGACGAGGGCGACTTGTGGGCTAGTGGTGGAGACGATGGCAAGACTTTGATGGTGTGCATAAAGGGCAGAACTACTGGCAGCTTTACATCATCGGAATGGGTGAAGGCTAACGATTCCGACCTCAACGCATTCGCCAAGACCATAGAGGAGAGCTTGACGGGAATACAAGACCAGCTCGACAAGAAGGCTGAGACTTGGTATCAGTCAATCGACCCGAGTGCATCTTGGACTACCGATGATGCCAAGAAGAAGCACAAGGGCGACTTGTGGTATAACACAAGCAACAACCAGACTTTCTTTTGGAATGGTACGAAATGGGATAAACAGGATGTGCCTACCGAGGTCTTCGACAAGATAGATGGCAAATCCAGCATCTATGTAAGCAAGCCTGCATCCTATGAGGAACGTGACCTCTGGATTTTGGAGGCGGCATATACTCTCAGTGGTGTTGCATATTCCAAGGGCGAGCTTGTCGTGGCAACCAAGACCAATGCTTCATTTAGCGCAGACGATTGGACAAAGAAGGTTAAGTACACCGATGATACTGTTGCCAACGCAGCCAAGACGGCAGCAGAGAAGGCTCAGAAGGCGGCAGAAAAGGCGCAGGGTGACATCAGCAAATTAGGAACTACCGTCACCACCAACAAGAAGGCTTTCGACAGCTACGTTACAGATGGCTATCTAGAGCCTTCTGAGATTGCGGCTATGGCGCAGGATTCCAAGCGACTTGAAGATGCTTTCGCAGCTGCCGAGAAGTCGTACAATGAAGTGAAGGGAGCAGAGGTGTTAAAGAGTACAAAAGAACTCACCGACCTTAATACTGCTTTCACTACCCTCTCTACTGCCAAGAAAGAACTCATCACGTATCTCTCCGATATTTCGACAAGATACAATGCGGCTGATACTAACGGCAAGGCTACCATCGTCTCTGCCGTGGGAACGAAGTTCACCAACTTTCAGTCCGCATACAGCGCATTCTATGACAAACTTGGTTTGGCTAATGCCTATATCACTAGCAAGATATATGGTGACTTGAAGCAGAATATCACAGACCTCGCAGGTTACAAGTATCTCAAGGATGCGCTCGGTCAGACTACAGATATTGATGGCGGTCTTGTAATGACAACACTCCTTGCTTTGAGAGACGCAGACGGAAACGTTCAGAGTGGTATCAACGGAGCGATAGACACGAACAGAGGAAAGAAGAGCATCGCAACTTGGTGGGGTGGTCAGATGGTGGATAAGGACTACAATAGCGGAAGCCTTACTCCTGCTACTTCCCTCGTTCGCTTTGACGGTTCGGGCTATCTCGCAAATGGTGCAATCTGGTGGGACGTGGACGGAAAGGTTCACGCTGACCCTACATCATTTATCATCAGCGAGAAGAATCTTGGCGCATACCTTGCATTCTTTGAGCCTACATGGAAGAGCGGTAGCAATGGCACTAACATAAAAGACCTTGTGGCTTTGACTCCGCAAGCTCCTTTTACGACACTCAGCGTAAGCAATGATTTGTTGGTAGAGGGAAAGCTTAAATTAGGTAGTATTACCCTCAGTGTGGTAAATGGTGCTTTGAAGATTGACGGCAATGTGTATTCCACAGGTGGAATGAGCGCATACGGCGATGGTACTAACAATGGTGGTGGCGGTGGCTTGGTCGCAAGCGTGAAGAGCTACACAGACATCATCAAAGGCACGTATACAGACAATGACTTGGCAAGCATTCCTAACGCTTATGCCATCAAGGCTCTCAGCAATCGAATCGACAACATCAGTTCTGAACTTGGTGGTCTTAGCTTGGATTGGGCAAACATCACAGGAAAGCCTTCTACTTTCACTCCTAGCGCACACACGCACAAGTGGGTGGATATTACAGACCGTATCACCAAGGTTTCTCAACTTACGAATGATAGCGGCTACACCACAAACAAGGGAACGGTAACATCGGTTAAGCTAACTTTGCCAACTGGATTGTCTCTTGGTACGACAAAGGAAATCACAACAAGTGGAACTTTCGCCATAAGCTTGACTTCGGGTTATTCCATCCCTACGACATCAAAGCAAGGGCAATGGGATTCTGCTTACAATTGGTACAAGCTAATGACTACCGATGAGGAAACTGCTGATGGTGTTATCAACAAGTGGAATGAGGTTGTGGATTTCCTTGCTGGCATTGCGCAGACAGATTCATTGGATAGCATACTTAGTGGTATCAACAAGTCTATCACGGACGAAACTAACAGGGCAAAGAAGGCGGAGGGTGCAAATGCTACAAACATTGCCACAAACAAGGCGAACATAACAACCTTGCAAGGCTACTTCACGAATGGCTCGGCGAAGTCCGCCATCAAGCTGACCAACGCACGTAAACTTTGGGGTAACAGCTTTGACGGAACAGCCGACATAAGCGGTAGCATCGTTGTGCCTAGTGGAAAGTACATCACTATTGGCAACATAAAGTTGGAGTATGATGCAACTAACAAAGCGTTGAAAATAACGAACACCTCGACCAACGAAGTTGCAAATCTTTATACTAGTGGTGGCATTTCTGCCTATGGTGTCGGAACTACATCTAGCGGTAGTACTGGAGGCGGTGGATTGAATGGCACGGTGAAATCATACAATGATGCCAAGAGCCTTACAAGCGAAAGTCTTAGCGAGGTTGCTAGTGCTTACTCTGTTGCTGCACTCTACAGCAGCATCAATGATGCCATAGGTCGCATAAACACCTTGGAAGGAGGAAGTGCGACAAGCATAGAGGTTACAGGAAGTGGCAATGCGGTGACAGGTGTGTCGAAAAGTGGTACTAAACTGACATTTACAAAGGGAGCTACTTTCTTGACATCCCATCAAGACATCAGCGGAAAGAGTGACAAGACACATACGCACAGCGTGAAGATTAATGGTGTCACTAAGACCATCGCAGCCACAGGTGGAACAGCCGTTGACTTGGGAACTTACCTTACTTCTCATCAGTCCTTGGCTGCTTACTTGAAGTCTGCCGATGCGGAGAAGACCTATAGCAAGTTGGGACATACCCACGCATTCAGCGAGATTACGGGAAAGCCAACAACACTTGCTGGCTATGGAGTCACCGATGGAGTCAATACGGTTACGCTTAGTGGCTCAGGGAACGCCGTTACTAGCGCAAGCATAGACGGTCACACCTTGACTTTGACAAAGGGAAGCACATTCTCCCTCAGCGGTCACACCCATACCTTCGCTAGCTTGACCTCAAAGCCAACTACAATAGCAGGATATGGCATCACGGACGCTTATACCAAGGCGCAAGTGGACTCGACCATTGCTAAGTATCTCCCTCTTGCAGGAGGAACGATAACAGGTGCGCTTACCGTCAACGGCATCGCTACCTTCAAGAGCAAGGTTGCCATTGGCGACATCTACATCATCAATGATGGAAGCGGCAATCTCTACGTTCAGAAGACGGACGGAAAGACCGCCGCCAACTTCTATGCGACAGGCGGCATCACGGCTTTCGGTGCTTCTTCCGTCAGCGGTGGCACAGGAAGCGGATTGAACGGCTCAGTCCTTGGCTTCGAAAAGGCTACAGCCATGACTTCCGCCGACAACGGAGACAGCAGCAAGACGGAAGTTTCATTCCTTGCTACTGCTTGGAGCATCAAGCAGCTCAACGACAAGATAAACGCATTCGGAACAGGTGTGTTCTCCGACTATCTTACGATAGCAGCTGCCAAGGCTACCTATCAGCCAAAGGGCAATTATCTGACTTCGCATCAGACCATCTACGGCTTGACTATTCAGAAGAATGGCACAAGCCTAGGCACTTACACCCCTAACTCTGCCGCGAAGACCATAAACGTAACCGTTCCTACCAAGCTGTCCGAACTCAGCAATGATAGCGGATATACAAAGAACACTGGTACGGTTACATCGGTTGCTATCTCCGTCCCTACAGGTCTTTCTGTCAGTGGCTCGCCTATCACGACCCATGGAACTATTGCCATTGCCCTTGCTTCGGGCTACTCAATACCAACTACAGCCAAGCAGACGAATTGGGACAAAGTGTATAATTGGTATACTGGCATCACGGCTACTGATACGGATAACATCATCAACAAGTGGCAGGAGGTCATTGCGTTCCTTGACGGCATATCCTCATCGACAAACCTCAACGCTATCATTGACGGCATCAACACCTTAATCTCCAATGAGGTAACGAGAGCTAAGGCTGCGGAAAGTACCTTGACCACGAATCTCAATAGCGAGATTTCAAGAGCTAAGTCTGCCGAGTCTACGTTGACAACAAACCTCAATTCCGAGATAACCAGGGCAAAGGCTGCCGAGTCAACTTTGACCACGAATCTTAATGCCGAAATCACAAGGGCGAAGTCCGCTGAATCCACGTTGACAACGAATCTCAACAATGAGATAACTAGGGCGAAAAATGCGGAAAATACCTTGAATAACAAGTTCGCCAATTACCTTCCTCTCGCAGGTGGAACTATGGCAAACAAGGCTTACATCACCTTTGCCGACAGCGGAAGCTTCAGTGCTGGAACAGGTGCGCAAGGTGACGTTGGCGGCTTGAAGTGGAGCGGACAGAGCGATTACGCTTGGCTCTATGGAAGTGAGACAGGTTACGACAACTTCGACCTTACCCTTAAGTTTGGCGATGACAACTCAAATGGATTCCGCATCTTGAACAAAGATGGCAACCAAGTCATCAGATTGTCTGCGAAAGGTGACGTTGCAAGCCAAACCGTCACAATCGGCGGTATCACACTTAGCTACGACTCAACCAACAAGGCGTTGAAAGTGAATGGCAACTTGTATGCTACTGGAGGTATCACTGCCTACGGAGAGGGAAGCGCTGGAACAACAGGAAGCAACAACTTCTCGGCAAAGGCGTATGCCGATTCCATCAAGCTCACAAGCGAGAACCTTAGCGAGATTGCAAGTGCCTATTCCATCGCCGTGCTCAACAACTCGTTGAACGCTGCCATTGGTAGAATCTCCACCTTGGAGGGTGGTAGCGCAACAAGCATTGAAACCACAGGCTCAGGCAATGCCGTAACTAGCGTGTCGAAGAGTGGAACAAAGATAACCTTCACAAAAGGCTCTACATTCTCGCTCAATGGGCATACACATACTTTTGCAAGTTTGACCTCTAAGCCTACAAGTCTCAGTGGATATGGTATCACGGACGGTGTGAACGCCGTTAGCGTAACAGGTTCTGGGAATGCGATAACAACCGCATCTATCAGTGGGCATACCTTGACCTTGACGAAGGGTAGCTCATTCAGCTTGTCTAACCATACTCACTATATAGGAACGACACAGGTACAGGGCAGCAGTGCCGAGCAAGCATTGACTGGAATAACCAAGATTGACAACATCTTGAAGTTGTCAAAGGCTAGTGTCACCGTCAACACAAGTTACAAGGCAGAGCAGAATCGCTTGGTGATTTATGGAACTACCTATGGCAACGATGCAAACTACATCAAGTCGGTTGGAAAGCTGTCCTATGGCGATGGCGGTCCGCAATTGGTTTTCTCGACTAGCGAGAACCCTGATGCAAGTGGCGTTCAATCGGCTGCATTGGTTTATACTGACAATGATACGATTGGAGCAGGTGTAAGCCTTTCTTTCGTTACGAACCAAGGCGATGCTTACTTCATCGCTCCACACATCAAGGCACTCTCGGCGTTCCAAGGAAACCTTGCGTGGAGCTATATCACCAACAAGCCTACCACCTTGTCGGGATTTGGCATCACGGATGGTTTGCGCTCGGTAACACAGCCTAGTGGAAGCAATGTGTTCGTGACAGGCATATCCACTAGTGGAACAGCCATCACATACACCAAGAGCTACACGAAGAAGAGCCTTACGGCTGTGGGTGCTTCGGGATGGACTAACGCATCAACCGATGGCAATATCATTCCTGACATGAGCTTCATAGCTTATTGGAACGGAGCATATAGTGGCACAAGTTCAAACCTCGCCTATTGCAACAAGGGTGCTTTCGGCTCGTTTGCAATCAAGAACAGCCTTGCCTTCTCAGAACTCACAAGCAAGCCGACAACGATAAGTGGGTATGGCATTACTGATGCTTATACGAAGTCACAGGTGGATGCTATCGCTGCAAAGTACTTGCCTTTGACAGGTGGAACGCTCACTGGGCAGCTTAAGATTGTGGCTAGCGCATTGAATGGTGCTTACAATGGTTTGCTCATTGGCGATGATTGCTACATTGGTGATTGCAACATAGCTAACACTATCGGCTTCATGGGTTCTACCAACAACAACGCAGGAATGGTGAAGTTTGGAAAGGGAGGTATGCAATTCGGCTACAACGGCTCGAACCACATGGCTTCAACCACCGCATTATGGACAAACCTTAATGCAGATTTGCTCGATGGTGAGAATGCTTCGGCATTTACGAGAATTGTGGGCAGACAGTCTATCTATACGAATGGAACTGCACCATACGCTTACATACATTTGTTCAGAATAGCGAATAAAGATACATATAGTACCGTTAATTGCGAGATTGATTTGAGAACTCGTTATCATTCTGCCAAGATAGAGATAAGGATTTCTACCTCTGATGTTTCTTATGGGGAAGGTAAATCTTCAATTTCTATTGTCAAGAAGGTAGCAAGTGGTAGGTCATGTAACCTTTGGATTCTTCCTACCGTACAGACATCTGGGTATAACTATTATGATGTGTATTATCAATCTGGCGGTTGGAATTCAGGCTCTTATGGTATAACCTTAAGAGGCTCTAACGGCAATCTTGTATATGAGCCAAAGGGAACGAATCTAGATAGTCTTCCTACTGGTGTATCGTCAGTTCTTGACAACATTGCGGTTTCAGCCAATAAGCTAGAAAATGCTCGCTCGCTATGGGGTCAGTCCTTCAACGGAACAGCAAACGTGAGCGGCAACATGACAGGTGTGGGCAACATCAATACTTCCGCAGCACCAGCAGGAACTATCTACACAAACAACTGGTTCAGAAGCAAGGGAAGCACTGGTTGGTATAGTGAAGACCACGGCGGCGGTTGGTACATGACCGACAACACTTGGATTCGCAGCTTTGGTGGCAAGGATGTATACCTCTCCAACAAACTTAGCGTGAATGGTAACGTCGGCATCGGAACAACTGACCCATCTCATAAGCTGCATGTGTTGGGAGAAATCTACACCACAACCAAGGTCAACATCAACGGCATCATCTTGGAGAAGGACTCCAACGGTGACTTGAAGGTTAACGGAAATCTCTATGCCACAGGTGGAATAAGCGCATACGGAACTAGCTCCGCAGGAAGTGGCGGTGGATTGAGCGGTAGTGTTCTCGCATGGGACTCCGCTATCAAGATGCCTAACGCTACGAATGGAAGTTCCGACACTACCAAGACGGAATCATCTTTCTTGGCTAGTGCTTGGTCTATAAAGCAACTTTACAACAAGGTTACTAGCTTGGAGGGTGGCTCGGCAATGAACGTTAGCGTGAGCGGAAGCGGAAATGCCGTGACTTCCATCAGCAAGAGCGGCACTACTATCAGCGTTGTTAAGGGTAGCACGTTTAGCCTAAGTGGGCATACCCACAAGTGGGCAGACATCACGGATAGACCATCTTCGTTGAAGAACCCAAGTGCCCTCTCATGGAGCGGATATTCAAGCGGAAGCTATGATGGAAGTGCAGCAAAAAGCATAAGCATTCCGAACAACACGAACCAATTGACGAATGGAGCAGGATTCATTACAGCTAGCGCAAGCATCACAGGTAACGCCGCAACAGCAACCAAGGTGAACCACTCCCTTTCGGTCTTCGGCAAGTCATTCAATGGTTCGGCTGATGTGACCGTTGCGGACACGGACTTGATTACTTCCATATTATCAGCCGCAGCGAACTTGACCGACAAGACGGAGATTCTTACTTCCTATGCGAGCGACAATGGATTCAACGACAGCAACGCCAAGAATAGGATATATAGGAGACCAGCATCGGCAATATGGGGTTACATTAACAGCAAGACAATCTCCAATGCGGATAAGTTGGATAACGTCCACCTCAACGGCATATTCACAGCTTTGAGCAACACGAACAATGGAGTGAGCATGACAATCGGAACGGTTGCTAAATCGTTGGCGAACATGCAAGTGTACTCAGCGACAAAGTTGGTGACGGCTAGGAACATCGCCCTTAACGGCGACCTTATGGGTAATGCCAACTTCGATGGCTCTGCCAACATCACCATCTATGGCTACATGAGCTATTGTAATGCAATCGTCAGCAACACCAACACTTATCCTTGGCGAAGAATAGCTAAGGTGGATGAGATTACAGGTAATTGGTCAGATGGCTGCATCTTGCTCTATATCTCGGAAGGCTTCAATGGCGGCTGTTATGGAATAGCAAGAGTCTCCATAAGAACGGAGAACCTCTCCACAGGTGCAAACGCAAGTTGTAGCATTCAGTGGATTTCTCGCAACGGCTACGGATTGGACAGCTTGAAGATTGCAATGTACAAGACCACAGGCAAGGCATACTATGATGTGTTCCTTAAGATGCGTGGCACATATGCTTCTGTTGTAATCAGAACGTTGCAAGACCTGCGTGGTAGCTTGGACAAGAGATTCATCTTGGTTAATAGCATGGAGACAAGAAACGCCGCAAGCCATACCGAGGCATACGCAACCATTGAGGACGCAGCGACCGCCATTCACAACCAAGCCTACACAAGCATCGCACAAGGCTCTGACGTGGCAACGGTGCATAATGCGGACATGGTGGACGGAATACACGCCAACGGATTGTTTACGAACTTGTCTAACAGCGGAAACAGCTTGTCTATAACGGTCGGAGGAACAAACAAGACGCTGACCGTCAACTATGCGAGCAATGCAGGAAATGCCGACACGTTGGATGGGGTTCATGCCTCTGGCTTGTTTACCAACCTGTCCAACAACGGCAACAACTTATCCATAACCATTGGCGGTACAAACAAGACGTTGACGGTGGGCTATGCTACGAAGGCGGCGCAACTCAACACCGCTCGCACCTTGTGGGGACAGAGCTTCGATGGAACAGGGAACGTGAGCGGCAACATGACAGGTGTCGGCGACATGACCTTGGACGCAGGGGCAAGGATAAAGCACGGTTCGGGCAACCTTTACATCGGAAACTCGGACAACTCCAACTGGATAGGTGTTCAAGACATCTGTAGCCAGTCCTCCATCGGAGATGGCAACTGGAGCTTGCGAACGAGCGGAGCTGCGCATTTCAAGGACACGACAATCAACGGAACGGCGACTATTAAGAATTTACTTAGCCTCGTTGACGGCTCGCACAAAGGCTTGAAGATGGGAAGCACGTATATCTCATCCCTCGATGGTGAAGTTATCTTGCAAGGCAACACAGCCCTCCGATTCGGAAATGATGCATGGGACTACAACCAGTGGGCGGGTCTTAAGTACGACCATAGCAGCAAGACCGTTTACCTCGGCATTGCCGATGGAAGCATATTCAAGGCGAACAGTGCCCAAAG